CCTACGGCCACGCCATTGGTGGTGCCCACACCGACTGTTTCGAATTGCGTAACTGTGACGATATTGAAATCGTTGCTAACTATATCCACCACTGGAAAAGTAATGCCGCTCTATTTATCAATGGTGGAGGTTATGGACGGGTCAACCGTTTGTTCATAGCCAACAATATCATGTATAATAATTGGGGTGCAGCCCACTGTTTGCAGCTTCAGAATGTCGATACGGTCGAGGTTTATAACAATATTCTGTGGGGAAGTTCTTCTACCGTATGGGGTGAGTTCAGCGTCGCTCCTACGACCATGACAAACCTGACTCTCCGTAACAACATTATCGGGAGATTCTTCTTCGAACAACAGTCGTGGAATCCGGCTTGGGTAGCCGATCACAACTTCTATGTTACCGCTAATGGATACATTCCGGGCACAGGAGATATTCAAGGCACCGACCCGGGCTTCACTAATGTTCCAGCAGTTACCGCCACAGCAAACACGTCAGCTACCATAGCTGATTTCCAACCTCTGAATGAATCAGTAATCACTGTCGATGCCGGTACCACGATCACCAAGGTAGCTTATGATATCCGTCGTTTGGCTAGACCTCAAGGGTCTTCGTATGACATCGGTCCTTTCGAGTACGGCGGCATAGCAGCTACCGGTGCTTGTTGTAACGAACTCACCGGTGAATGTAGTATCACCACCGAAGCTAATTGCCAGCATACTTGGCTCGGAGCCGGAAGCACTTGTGCTGATTGTCACGTCGAAGAACCCACGCCTCTTGAGGGCCTCGTCGTCAGTTACAACTGTAACGAAGAAGCCACGGACTACACAGCTACAGATGCGTCCGGTCACGGAACCACCGGCTACCTCATCAACACCAATGCCGGATTTGGTGCCGGTCTTACACGTTTCGATGGTGAGGGTCGCGTATTTTTCGAAAACATCCATGATGGAATAGAGTTAGATACTACCGATATTCAGACAGAACGCGGAAGTATCTGTGCTGCTATTTTCCCGCAGGTCGTAACAGATACCGTCCAACCTGCCCGGTATGTCTTTGGTCACTCTGTCAATGCTTGGAGCCGCCGAATCCAGATATACATTCAGGATGGATATCTCCATGTCGGTATGGGCGACAACCACTCAGTCGGGGCCAACGCGTACGCCGTTTCTGTAGATACTTGGTATCATGTCTGCCTGACTTGGCTTGATAACGGAATTACTATCTCTGACGGGGCGGCTACTGGAACTCTTACCGGTTCGGGTACTTGGCAGTTCTATGTAAACGGAACTCTTGTAACCTCCGGCACTTATTCTGGTCTGGACTTCTTACAGGCCAAGGTCCGCTTCGGGAACACCGGACTCCAATCCGAACCTTACGATCAGGAAGCCTTTGACGGTTATATGGATAACCTCAAAGTATACGATGTCCCTCTATCGGCTTCACAGGTACTTACAGTAGCCACAAACGATACACCGACTATTGTTCCGGGACCCGAACCGATTGAGGCCCCGACAATTACAAACGGGTCCGTATCAAATATCGGCACTACCACGGCCACAATAGCCGGGTCGGTAGTCGATACTGGCGGGGCTAATCCCACGGCTATCCTCTATTACGGAACTTCTGATGAGGGGGAGGTAGCTGCTAATTGGGATAGCTCTATCAACTTAGGTACCCAACTCGGCTCTATTGAAGTCGCTCTCGGGCAGCTTGACCATAACACCACATATTATTTCCGATTCTATGCCTCCAACGAGGGCGGTGAAGATTGGGCAGACAGTACCTCTAGTTTTACTACATTGGAGATCACTGCCCCGACCCTTACTCAAAATGCCGCCTCAGATATCGGTACCACCTCGGTAACTCTCTCGGGTACGATAACCGATGAGGGTAACGACACGCCCCGCGTATACGTCTACTATGGCGAAACCGATGAGGGTACGGTGGGGGCAAATTGGGACAGTTTTGAACTGACTACATATAATGAATCGGATAACACCTTTACCATAACCTTAACGGGCCTGACCGCCGACACAACATACTACTTCCGCTTTTACGCGGTAAACGACATAGGTGGTACTTGGGGCAGCAGCACTCTTACGTTTGATACGAATCCGTCAGGAGCACCTACTGTAACCAATGCAGTAGCTTCGGATATCGGAGCACATGAAGCCCGCATTGGCGGTACTGTTACAGATGTCGGTCTTGAGAATCCCACCGTAACGGTTTATTGGGGTACAGCCGATGGCGGGACTACTCCGGGGAATTGGGACAACTCCGCTGCTTTTGGAGTCCAAACCGGGGCGTTCAATACCCTGCTCACCAACCTCAATCTGGCGACCGTCTATTATTACCGGGCCTATGCAGAGAACAGCTATGGCTCTGATTGGGCTGATTCTACGCAGTCATTCAGTACGCTGGAACAGGAACCGATCAGTCCAGACCCGAACGAAAAAGACGACGGTTTTATCTGGGGGTCTTATGATAATGCGTACGAAATAGTCACCCCCTATTCATCCGATGAAGCTTTTGATCTGCACAAGGTTTCCCGAGGCGACGTAACCTATATCGCCCACGAAAACCACGCCCCTCGTAAGCTCACCCGCTATGGGGATAAGAATTGGGTACTTGAGGTAGTCGATTTTACCGGCGGTCCTTTCCTCGACCTAAACCAAGACAGCACTAAAACGGTCCAATATGTCAACGGAACCGGAGGTACTTCAGGCAACTACTATACCATAGGCAACACGGGTACATTGGATGCCTCAGGCCATACTCCGTTCTTGGAACAGCATGTAGGGGCCTTGTGGGAAATCGAACACACCCGCAATGACAACTCCTTGGAGACACCCGACAATACTACCCATGCAACCCCCACGGGTTCAGGCATTAAGTGTAAGGGTCACTGGCAGTTCGACGTGTCGAATATGTCAGGTGGTACCCCGAACTACACCGCCAAAATCTGGCGTAAAGAGGGCAACGGTAGCTGGCAGGAATACCAGCACTACAGTGCCGCTACACTGGACAGCGGGGACGAAGAAGCTGAGGACGTTTACTACACGTTCACTACCAACCACGCCGATGTGAACGGGGTCTTTACGGCCACGAATCAAACCAACAAAGGCATAGTAAAGATCACCTCTTATGTTTCGTCGGCACAAGTAGCGGTAGAAGTTATCTCTCCAATTTATCAAGAAAGCGGAACTTCATCGGCTACTCCTATGTGGGCTGAGGGTGCTTGGAGCGATTACCGAGGCTACCCTAAATCCGTAACATTCTTTGGAAATCGTCTCTGGTGGGCTGGGACGACAAACAACCCACAGACATTATGGGGTTCTAAAGTCGGTTATTATGAAGACCACACCAAGGGTGAAGCAGACGATGCAGCCGTAATCATAGGTATTTCTGATAACGATGTGTCTTCTATTGAGTGGATATCGGCCTCTCAGAACTTCATGGTGGGTTCTGCTCGCAAGGAGTATATTATCTCGGCGGCAGACCGGAATGACCCGATCACCCCGGACGACAACATCGCCAAGCCCCACTCCACAAATGGTTCAATGCACATTCAGCCGGTGGAATTCGGTGGAGGCATGATGTACGCTCAGCGGCTTGGTTACAAGATGCTAGTACTCCACTATAAGTATTTAGACGATGCCTACGATTCCGCAGATGCTACGCGACTGGCTTCACATATGTTCAAATATCTACCGGTCGATATATCGCGTCAGGGTACCCCAGAATCCATTATCTGGGTAAGCCGGGCCGATGGTACCCTCTGTTCATTTAGGTACGACAGAGACGAGGAAATCGCGGCGTGGAGCCGTATTGTGACTGGTGATGTTTCAGCCAGCCCCACACACGCCATACTGTCCTCGGCGGTCGTAGCCGGAACCCAAGAAGACAGAATCTGGACACAGGTTGAACGGTACGTCGATGGGGAATTCCGCTATTACATTGAGCGGTTCTCGAATCGCACATTTACCTCTCTTACCGAGGGTAACTATCTCGACAGCATCCGCACCAGAACTGCGGACAGTCTAGGTCGTCTTACTCGACTGTATGGCCTTGAGGGGCACACCACAACAGTAATGCAGGGGGCTACTAAGATCGGTACCTACACTGTTCAAGATGGAATGATTACAGGACTGACGGCTAACCAGACATATACAGTCGGTTTACCGTATTCGGCTCATCTAAAAACAATGCAGTTCGCTGTTCCCGGAGCCGTAGTAGAGGGCAACATTAAACGGATAACAAACATCCTTATTCGTTACGTCCAGACGGAGGGCGGGCAGGTCGGAGCCATATCCCACGGCCAGAATAATCTGGTTGATCTGGATGCTTCATTCTCTCTATCTTCGGACGATATTGAAGTGTTCTCCGGGGGAGGTTTTGACAAGGACGGTCGTCTGGCCCTATACTTCACCGAACCTTACCCGGCTACAATACTGGCGGTCGTGTTTGAGATCGAGATCATTGCATGAGATTAGAGAGATTTAAAGCCGAGCATTGGCATCTGGAAGACCCTTTTGAGGTCCTAGAAGCCCCTGACGACACAGGGGTTAAATTGGCTGAACAGGGTATAGCGTTTACCGCTTTTGACGGGGATACCCCGGTAGCATGTGGGGGATTCCTGTTCTGGGCTGAGAATGAGGCCGAGGCTTGGATTCGAATCTCAAAGCGAATAGGGGACAACCTTTATCCGGCATTAAAGGCTATTAGTGACGGACTAGCTATTTTGCGTCGTATATATGACGGACAAGTATTCTGCTGGGTCGATGATTCATGGCCCAAAGCCCAAAGGCTAGTCCAGTGGCTCGGTTTCAATAAGACCGATACCCAAAAAGAACATGACGGTACAATCTACTTTCTCTGGGAACTAAACAATGGCAGTAGCACTTCTGGCAGCAGGGTTGGTAGCCACAGTAGCGGGCGGGATTCAACAGGCTAATCTTGCACGCCAGCAGGCTGAAGCCCAAGCGGAAATCTCCGAATACAACGCCGACTGGAAAGAATACGAAGCAGCCCAAAATGTCGAGGGTGCAAAACTCGAAGAACAGCGTGTCGCTAGAATGGCCCGGCTGTTTAAGGGTCAGCAGCGAGCGGCTATAGGTGCTTCTGGTACAGAATTCACCGGTTCTAACATTGAAGTCCTCGGGGACATTGCATACCAAACACGCCTCGACCAAGACCTCACTCTCCGCGAGGGCCTCTTGGCCGGTCAACGATCATCAGCCGAAGCCGATGCTTCCAAATTTGAAGCTCGATGGAGCCGTTTGTATGGTCGTCAAGCTCAGTCGTCTATCTTCATGGGTACCGCTGCACAGGGACTTGTCGGTGCTGGCAACCTGTGGGGAGCTTTGCCTATGGGTAGGAGATACTAATGGCCGAACTCTATCATTCCAAACAGAACATACCAGTAACCTCCGCACCTCAAATCAACCCCGGTGTGGCCCGTATGGTTACAGATACCGGTCTGGGGGATATCGGTAAGGCTCTGACTCAACTTGGCAACGACCTGCACCAAATCAACGTCGCCCGACAGACTGCTCGTGCTGTGGCCGCCTACAACACCAAAATGGCCGAGTTCAAACTTCGTATGCAAACCGCCGACCCCTCTAAGGTAAATTACGATGAGGAATGGAATAAGTTCGTAGCCCAGCAAAAATCTTTAAGCAAGGGCGTTTCTCGGGATGCAGCTGAAGCTATCGACCTGAAACTCACCGAGTACAACGCACATAACTATGCTGATATTAAAAAGATGGAACTCCAAAATACCCGGGATATGGTTATGGCTGAAGCCCCCGATGTAATGGAACAGTCCATCATGCAGCAGGTCAAAGCAGAATTTAACAAAGACCCCATGCGGGCTAAACAAGCTGAACGCAACTACCAGCAGTGGCTAGAGGGAGTCTCCCCCGCTCTTAAACCCGACGAGCGTAAAAAATTCCAGATGGCTTATAAAACCGCACTGGACGAGGGCCGGGCAGAGGAAGAAAAGCAGAGGGTCCACATGGCTATCATGGCCGACCCGGAGAAAGCTTTGGAGATTATTCCCCAGACAAAATACATGACCCCGGAAGACCAACTCTCCCTGATGAAGTCGGCCAAAGCAACGATCTCCCACAAACAGCAGATGAGCGACCTACAACTGGACCAACTGGAAAACCAGCAAGCCGGGGGGGTTCTCGATGAGTATCTCAACTCCGGTTCCGTTCCGGTCCAACAGAATGCCACAGAGGATGTCCAAACCCAGATCGACGCGTTAAACGATAAGGTGGCTTCTAAAACCGCTGATATGGGCGGGGAACAACTCCACCCCATCTATTACCGGTATCAGGACCGCCTAGAGAAACTGGACACGCTTAGCCAGAAAGAACTCCTTGAAGCCGCTACCGTCCTGCCTAGAAATAAGGTACAGGAGCTTAGGGATGCCAGTAAGCTTAACGAAACTTTGCTCCCAAAACAGGCAGAGGTTAAGGATACCGTTAAACAAATCAACACCGGCATGGGCCAGCTTATGGACGCAGCGGCTAATCTGGACGACCCTGAAACTGCCAAGGTCATGTTACAGGAACTCGAAGAAGAACGCAATCTTCTTATCAATGAATCCAAACAACGGTACGCCAAGGGAGATAACCGCGTAGACATTAACTCCGATCTAAACTCTGTATTCCAAGCCAAGACTGAGGGTGTTCTGGATGCGGGCTATCGTTTGCCATTCCGCAGAGGAACCAATCGATTCACCAAACAGCTTGAGGAAAATGCTTCAGAGCGAGAACGCCGCCACGCCCTTATCAACCTCCTGATGGCAGGAGACTTTGAGAGAGAAATAGAAGCCGCCGTAGACGCAGGATGGTTCAATGAGTAGATACCTCGACCAACTGGCCGAACAGCAACAGGTAGAGCAAAAAGATAAAGTAGCCAAGCTCGACCAGAATATTCGTGCAGGAATCAAATCCGGTATGTCGGTACCGGAGGTCGTGGAGAATCTACAAATCCCAGATGATGTCAAAAACCCCAACCGGGCTGTAGCCTCTATCGCTATCGCCCAACATTATAATATTTCACCGGAGAGAGCTTATGGTATCTACCCGATTTACAAACAGGGACTTTGGCCGGACATTTCTGATGAGGAAGTGGTAAACCGCCTTTATCAATCACCACCAGATCAATTACCCGAGTCTACTGTTACAGAACAAACTTATGAGCAAAAAGCTGAAGAAACTCTTAAAGATTTCCCTGTATATGCCCAAAAAAGGGAGAAAGCAGAGGAAAAAAATTATCCTAAACCCACTGGCAAGAATATGCTTAAAAGCATTTTCATGCCTCCTGACCCAAAAGGGGTCGAGCAGGCTCAAGCAGCGGCACGGGAAAAGGCCCGACGAGCCTTGGACGATGAATGGTTTGGAAAGGGCCGCAGTCGCGATCTGGCTCGCGAACAATACTACGATGCCTTGTTTGAAGCTAAGACCCCCGAAGAAAAAGAAACAGCTACCCAACAGTACATAGAAGCTCTAAAGCAGCAGCACCAAAACCACCTTAAAGATATCGACCGTATAGAATACCAAATCCAAAACCATACGGAAGATGAGTCTTTCATGGAACGCAAAGCTCTCGCAGCCAAGCGAGCCGGTTATCGGGCTAAAGGTACTTGGGCTAACGTCCAGCAGCATCTTGCTAAAGGCAACCCGTTCTTCACTAAAGACAGAGAAAAAGAATTCATTAAAGAGCAACAAGACGCTCAACGGGAAGCCTATGCTAAAGCCAATGCTCCTGAACTCTGGCGGGCTGAACTAAACTGGATAGACGGGGTATCGAACAGTATTATTGAAAACGCCCCCACTATGGCTATGGCGGCTGGTGCGGCGGCGGCTGGTGGGGCTGTGGGTGGTCCCGTAGGTGCCCGGGCTGGCCTCTGGGCGGTTACCTATTCAGCTGAAAGCAGCGAGATATATCAAAGTGCTTTGGAACGAGGTTTTTCGCCAGAAGAAGCCTCACGTCGAGCACACATGGGCGGGGTTATAAACGCCTCACTGGAAACAGCCGGTGGCGGTGTTACCAAGTACTCACCGTCTCCGGGACTCAAGGGGAAGATTCTAAAATACGGAGGTAAACTTACCAAGAACCAACTCCGAGAAGTTCTCGTAGAAGAAGTGCCGCAGGAAGCTGTCAGCACGATTTTAAGCGGTAACGTACCCTATGATGTAGATGGTACCGTTGACTACAGTGAGTTTACAAACCAGATGCTGTTGGTAGCCCGTGATGCAGCCTTTACTTCAGCTTTCTATTCTTCAGTACAGGCCGGGGCTTCTAATCTGGCCGCTATAAAAACGAAACAACAAACAGGATTTGATATCGACGACTTCACCAACTTCGATGATCTAATGAACGATGTGATAGCTAATGGACAAGAAAGAGACACCGATCTCCAAAGTAAAAAAGACGCTGGCGAATATGTTCCGGGCGAAGAAAAGTATCGTCTCGATAAAATAATAGACCATGCCGTTAAGAAGTCTATTCAGATTCCCTCTCCCGACCTCAAAAAATATCCGTACATGCTGGTCCCTAATTCCCGGCTGGAAGAACAGGCTGAGGGATACACATGGCATATCAAAAACTTCACAGACCCGACCAACAACATCAAGTTTAAATCCTACAAAGAGGGTCTGGCTAAGATGCAGGAGCTTGTGCCGGAGCATGTCTGGAAAGCCCCTATCCTTGTAGACTTGGAACAAGGCCACCCCATCGAGATCGAAGAAGCCCACAAACAAATCCAAACACCTGACTACACCGAACCCCTCGAAGATATCCTTAATGCTCACCGATATTATCTGGTAGACGAGGGAGGCAATAAATACGGCGTGCGTGATGCCGATACCAGTAAGCAGGTAACAACCGGGGAAGAATTAGATAAGGCTACTCGTGTTAAAAACATGCGTAACCTTACCCAAGACAAGGGAGTGGTGTCCGACGACCCTCTGGTTCAGGTTCACAGGTTTACACGTTCACGATTCGATAATGGGGCAGTCCCAAACGTCTATGGTCCTATTTCCGACATGCTGCATCCGGGTGCGGACGAGACTGCCCGGAGTACCGCTGCCGGGGCGCTTAACGAATATGTCACTGGACTCCATACCTCACTTGCCCAAGAATTCGGTCAGGTATTTGCAGACCAACAAATCCCACAAGAATTCAGGGATAGTATACTCTGGCTTCCCAATGAAGTAATTTACAAAAACAAAGACCAGTCTTCCGCAGATACTCTACGCCACATTATGCGTTTGGGGCAGCTTTACGGCGAGGGTGCTCAGGCCGATCAATTTCGCAACTGGTCCCGAGACAAGATTAACAAGGTCAAAAAGAACAAACACCGGAAGCCTATTCTGTCCGAGAAAGACGCAGAACCCGGACTCTGGCATAAACTATGGGACCCCATTGGCGGCACGTCAAAAGACGACTTTGTTTCTTCATTGACCCATATTTTCGGCACGGGTCATGTTGACGTTTCAGAGCGGATAATGCAGGCCCGTACCCAGACCACTAAATACTTTCTGGGCATGAATGACATAGTTGATAAAATACAACAGGACCTCCAAATCACCAATCCCGAAAAAGCTGAATGGAGCACCGTTCTCGGTCGTAAGCCCAAACACATTCCAGTAATTGTTGACGGGCAGGAACGTAGTATGACGATGGCCCAGCTAATATATCTGGACCTTGCTTCTCGTGACCCCTCCCTATATAACATAATCACGAACGAGGGCATCGCCTTTAAAAATCTCGATCTAGGCCCCCTCTCGGAAACTGAGATTGTAGACATCCACAATAAGGTAGCTGAGAATCAGAAGACCCTGCAACTAGCCAACCGGCTTGCTGAATTTTACCAACAGGACCGGGCTGAGATTGTAAACCAAGCTTCTCGCGATCTCAAAGGTTACGACGACGTAACAGCAGAACATTGGATGCCTCCTGCCCGAAAAGGTCAGAGTGGGCCGTTGCTGGTTCAGGATGTATTCGGTACTGTTTCTGAAGACATGCGTACGGCCGCTCACTATGCTGGTATCAAGCCGGTTATGCGGAATCTCCAAGCTCTGGTCAACAACAAAAACTTCCGTCGATCTGTTCAAAACGCCGGTAAGGGCCGCCACCTTAAACGCTTCCAAGAACAACTCGACGCAATGGACCGCAGCCGCCTGCGTATCGAATCCGATCTGGAAAAGGCCATCAGCCGCATCGGAGCCAATCGTGCCCGGGCAATTTTGTCTAATGGTCGAATCGCTATGCTACAGGCAGGTTCTTTTCAACTGTACCAGAACGAAACCGATACGCGATACATGCGTCCCGGCCATGTCCCCAAACAAATTTTTGACTCATGGGACCTGCTTCAGTTCAGGGAAAAGGGCCTCGGCTCTATCCACTCTGTAGTTTCGAAAAACACTATCCGCAAAACATGGAATGGTCGTGGGGCTGTTCTAGATTCCATTCTATGGCCCATGCACAAGGTGGACCTTATGGTAGTACGTCAAGCAGCCCGCATTGCCTACCATGAAATGACCGACAAACACCTCGTAGGCAAAGCTCGGCGGTGGTGGGCTGGTTATGGTAAGGACCCGCATTCTCTCAAAATGATGAGTCCCGAGTTCGTAAAGGCTCTGCATGACCGGGCTACCTATCTGGCATACTCCACCCAGCCCATGTTCTTCCCCGAGAGTCGTAACTACTACACCCAGCACGATAACGTGTTCCTCCGGGAAATGGCCCGCTTCCGCTCCTTTACCGATCAGCTTTTGAGGAATATCGGCAGACAATATTCTCTCTGGCAAAGTGGCGAGATATCCAACCGCGAAGCAATGCTTAATATGGGCCGCACAATCATGTGGGCTACTATCTGGTATAACGGACTCCGCTTTGCGTGGGACTCAATCTTCCACCCAGACGACGCTAAAGAAAAAGACTACTTGTTAGAGGCTATTCTGGGGCCGCTTTCTTGGATACCTTTTATCGGCTGGCCTCTTAAAACCGGTGCCGCTTCTTTGGTATCTGATAAAGCCCAGCGGTATGGCCCAGCCAACTTCTCGACCATTACCTTTGACCAGCTTAACAGGTCAAAAGACACAGCGTTCACCTTAGGTCTGGCGATGAAATACAGCCTCAATGATGAGAAAGACTCGCGGGGCCGTTGGAAATCTGAAAAATATTGGAAACGCGGTATTCGCGATGCAGTACGGGATTCTTTGATTTTGTTCTTCGGTCTTCCCGGCGACGCAGTGAATATCATAGAGGATGGAAAGGACAAGGGAAAAATTGACATCACAATACGATAACATCTGTAAAGATCAGTTCCAATCTATCCATGATAAACTGGATGATATCCGAGATACTGTCCATAGAATAGACAAAAAGGCTTACCGGAACACGGTAATCATAAATGCTATGTTGTGGTGCTTTGGGGTACTTTTCACGGCGGTAGTCGGTATAGCTGCTGCTATCGTGCTATAATAAGGACCGGACGCCACCTCGACATCCGGCCCCGACAGGAGGTTTACAATGTACCGACGTTATTACCGCCACCATCGGCTGGGCGGGGTTTACCTAATCGGTTTGATCTGTTTGAGTAGCTCACGCACTTCAGACGTTTTATAAGTCCAACCAAACAGAGTAATTGTGTCTCCTAATGAGAGGAATTCTTTTTTCTTGAAGACTTCGTAATCCCCGTCACAGTCACGAGTAAGCCAAATATCGTTGCTTTCAAACACCACGGTATAGGGCTTGAAAGCGTCTACTACATAACCGTCTGTCCTGTCTATAAAACCCGGGAATCTTTTTGGTTCACCATAGTCGCCTGCATACAAAGACATCATATTTCCTTTCGTAATTGTTCGTACAATTCTTTATCTAACAGAGCTTCTTTGACACTATTCTTTCCGTGCCACCGTTGCTCACCATAAGAGAACCAAGCACCTTTTTGCTCGATAATTCCCTTTTCAATCGCAATGTCAAGAACATCAGCCTCCTTGCTGATTCCCCTATCAAACGTCAGGTCAAAATGAGCTTCCTTAAAGGGGGGTGCCACCTTGTTCTTGACGACTTTAACCCTGACGCGGTTGGCTATCGACTCCCCCCCGTTATCCTTAATGGTCGATACCCGGCGTACATCCAATCGTACACTACTATAATATTTTAACGCATTACCCCCCGGTGTTGTTTCAGGATTTCCATACATTACTCCAATTTTCATTCGAAGTTGATTGATAAAAATAACAAGTGTGCGGGATGTATGGATTATACCAGAGAGCTTTCTCATGGCCTGACTCATCATCCGGGCTTGTAAACCAACGTGGCTCTGGCCCATGTCCCCCTGAAGTTCCACCTCGGGGATTAAAGCGGCCACAGAATCTATCACCACCACATCAAGCATATTGGACTGAACCAGAAGTTCCACAATACCCAGAGCTTCTTCACCGGTGGTGGGCTGGCTAATCAATAGGTTGTCTACATCTACTCCGATCTTTTTGGCCCACGAAATATCTAATGCGTGCTCTGCATCAACAAAGGCCGACTTCCTGCTATACTTCTGAGCCTCGGCTATAGTGTGGAGAGCCAGAGTAGTTTTGCCTGACGACTCCTTGCCGTAGATTTCAACGATACGTCCCCGGGGGAGTCCTTTACCCCCGAGAGCTATATCCAGCGATGGAGAACCGGTGCTGACACATTCAATACCCTTAACCGAATCAGACATCCTCATTACCGACCCGGCACCGTACTGCTTGTCAATCTTATCTAGGGCTTTTTGGAGATCATCACTCATTAGTTTTCCAATAAACTCGGCAGCCCCGAACAACAAACCTGTCGTCGGTCAAATCAAATCTCTGCAAGTTAGTTTTAAAAAAACGCACATAATCTATTGGATAATACAGAGAGTTTTCATCCTGAGCAAACCTCTTGGCAAGCAAACAGTCTACGAAAATATCTATCGCATCAGTGGTCTCGGGTACAGTTTCCCGGCAGACAAACTTTCCATTCAGATATAAAAGCACGTTTAAGCGTCTCTCACTCATTCAAGATGGTCCAGTTCTTTAATACGGTCCTTGACTTTCTCTAGATCGTATATTTTACCGTCTATTTCAACCACCGGCATCCGTTTGTCGAAAACTGCCTTATCCCAAACAACTCTAGTTGGCTGGTCGTCTAGTGTTTCCGTTACGAATATATCGTCATTTTCGAAAATCACCTTGAGCTTGCTACAGCTTACAACAGTTTTATGCGAGCGAGATATAGTACCGTCGATTATCTCCAATGGGGTAAAATCCCAATAACCCGCATTTAGAAAATCGGCACGACGACTTGAAAAATACACCTGATTTTCAGTGACATAATAAGCCATACCCCACAGCACGATACCCGTCTCTTTATTTACAGCCTTAAATTTATCGCCGGTTTTAATTCTTATCATCGTTTAATCCTTTTCTTGTAATTTCGCTATCTTTTTTAGCCACTTCTGTTTCAACATTTTTCTTAGCCTTGGCAATTTCACAAGCCTTAGCCCGCCAGTGCTCAGCTTCTGTCCGCAATTCATCACACCGGACACTTAGCTTTTGACATTCTTCTTCCAACGAATCAATTTTTGCTATAACCCCCTCAACAAAAGTAGCAGGAGCAAAACTTATTTGTGCGTGACCAAAGGGCAGTTTGTCCGCTAATTTGCCCAGAGCCTCATCGAGTTTTTTGTCCATATTTTTCCTTTTCTTGTTCTCTTATACGAGGAAGACAACACTTTTTAAACTTCTTCCCACTACGACACGGGCACGGTTGGTTCCGGCCCACTTTAATTATACCAAACTTGCCCCATTTAATCTTCATGCTTCCACCACTTTCCCAAATGTTTTCCACAGCGAAGACAAGTCTCACTTGATATTTTAGTGGTTTCCCGCCAGAAAAAGCCGGGCATATCGGCGGGGGTGATTTTGGTTGTTATAGACCACCTTTTGTGTCCAAATATCAAACAAATCAACTTCTGAATCATATCTCCAACAACCTTTCTCGAATAACTTTCGCCGGTCTGAAATACACCCGTCTTTTGGGCGGCACATGAACCGGCTCCATCGTTTTAGGATTGTGGGCTTCTCTACTAGGTTTATGTTTTACCCGAAACGTACCCAGCCCGTGTAGCTCCAAGCACCCTTGGTTAATCCCCTCTTGCATTGCAACAAGGGCAATATCAAAAGCCTTTTTTGCTTTATCGTGAGTCAAGCCGGTACCGTCAGCTATACGCCGGGTTATATCCAATTTATTCATATCTCATAATTCTCCACTTTTTGAGTCCACTCATTCTTATAGATAAGTTTGCCCCATTGAAGTGTGTCTATCGTATCGTCTGGGCAAATGTTGAACCATGTCAACCCTGTTGCTACGATGCCAGAGCATTGACGTTCACCATACTTTGACCCCCAATCAGTTAAACACGGCAAAGAAACAGCCATCCAATCTACCCCGGAACACTCACGAAAGTCATGGACATGCCCGCGAAGAATCACATGAGCTTTGGGTTGGGAGTCGTTGTGGTCGTGCCAGTATAAATTCCATGTCTGTTCTTTTGCCAGTGGGGTGTATCGGCCATAGGGGGTCGATGAACCGCCTACCTTGTGTTTAATATCGAATTGGACCCCATTTATTACCGGAAATTCGTGGCTGCCGATAACAACCTCAACTCCCTCTTTTTGGAGATTATTAGCAATTACGTTCTCGTGATCTCCCCCATCCTCACCTCCGGCTGTATGGTATGGGGTGCCGTAAACCATAACTACTTTCTTAGCCCCTGTAGCAAGAATACATTGGGTTGCCATATCGGTCTGTTGTTGCCAAGTACGGACTAACAACTCACTGCCCCCTGACCTTTTGCCCATTCCCTCGGTTAAATCTCCACCGCAAATAAGGATATCGGGTCTATAAAGATGGACCCACTCGGTATACCAACACCAAAGCTCATCAGGAATAGTGGTCCAACCCGGGGGGGTCAGACCACTACGATGCCCACAATGCAGATCACTAATCACCAAGACTTTCTTCATCTTCTGGTTCAGGACCCGTCCAGTTGAGTCGGTCGAAATCTTCAGATACGTCGCTATATCCGTCTGTTTCATTCCCATCTGGGCCATCAGCCTTACTTTCTGTTTGAGTTCGGGTGTGAGCATCTACAAGGTCCTCGATCTGATTCCGGCGTGCGATCATCGTCTTCAGTATAATCAAATAGGCGATGATATCATCTATTTTCTCTACCCACTGATTATAAGGTCTACGGCCCTCTGTGTCCAGTTCATTTACGAACTTTCGTACCGAAATGATGTGTTTCAGCATGAAAAACCACAGAATACGTTCAGGCGGCAAATCTTCAATGGCCGACCCGTCATTGAAGTTTTCCACCCGATTGTTATCGCTGCTATACTCGTTCCCTTTTGTACCCAGCAGTTGAGTCACGCGGGAAAAAGTCACGTTTTTAATCGTGTCGATCAGGTCGCTATTGGCAACCATACACTGACGCACATAATATTCCTTATTATTCATTACGCATCCTTTCTATCTTTTCTTTCATCTCCTCTTGGACCTTTTGGCAATCCGATAGATGCTGAGATCGGCAGAATAAACCTATATCTCGTAGACCCTGCAAAACAGGTATTCCGCGTTTCTTTGCGGCTTCGATTTCCATTCGAGTTCCCTTACTGCTCTCCCAACCGGGAACAAGTGCTACGGCGTCACACCGAAACATTATTTCCAGATTAGTTCCCATGTAATCGTGGAGCGTAAGGTCCCCGCACACTAGACCTTTAATAATATCCAGACATGGAATAGCGGTAAACACGCCAAATTCCTCGATCTGCCGGGCATACTTAATCATGCGGTGCATATTGTGGATGTACCCCTCGGGGCCATCAGTGAGCTTACCAGCGACATAGATGAGTTTGTTCATTGCTGATTCCTTGGCATTAAAGTGTACTGTCGTCCGCATCGCTTACATCGAACAATGCGGGGTTGTGTAAGAAAATCATCCCCCGTATCCACTTTGTGAAAAGTATCACAAGTCGCATGGGGGTCCGCATTATCGTTCACAGGATTACATACTGCGGGACAAACCCACATCACATAGTGCCCCTGCTGCCATGCTATTTCGGGGTATATGCCCTCAATTTCACAGGTCATATCCTCTGGACCGCACATGTCCCCCAACCCCGGACCTGCGGCATACTCCGCATCCACAAAGAAAAATGTTTGCACGGTCCAGCGTCCTTTCGGTCCCCGGCGTTTAGTCTGGATTTCCCGCACATCTATTCCCTGTTGGTTAAGAATATGTACTACGTCGGTAGGGACCCGAATGTCAAACATATCCCTTAAATCCCGCCCGGTAAAACCCAACCCGGCTTTCATCAAATCCGCTGCTTCTTCTAAGTGTGAATTATACCTTATTGCCATCGCTCGGCTCCCACGGAATAATAAGACCACATTCATCGTATACTGGCTCGGCTTCTTTGTACCAACGCCGCATAACTGCTGACTCAACACGAGCCGCTACATCGGGGGTAACTTCCCGCATACTAGCAACCATTAGGTTCTCTACAATCTCTATGCGAGCATCCAATTTGTGGTCATGGGGGCACTCCCACAAAATCTCATCATGGATAAAATTGATCGGCAGAACACCATACAGTAGGTGTCCGGGGTCCTCCCTCACAGTCCAGCAAGCTTTCTGAACCTGATAGAGTCCGTCCAATGCCCCCTCTGCCGCAAATGCTTGCAGGGCTGCTCCATTAGCTGCTTCGCAATAACTACACCGGGCACGGTGCATCCCTCTCGGCGTATCGTACGCATAAAACCCTTTATTGTACGGGTCCTTGCAGCAGGTATTAACCCAATCCAAATAGGCTTCCATTTCAGGGTATGTTTTTTTCCAAATACTGCGGAGACGACGAGCCAAATCTTCGGATAAGTCTACCTTGTATGTTCCTTTTGCATAGACTACCATAGTCGCAGGCCCTAGACCGCCCGGAAAGCCCAGCCCTGTCGGTTTCGCCAACCGTCGATAATACTTGAAGAAATCGCCCCAAGTCATTTCATCGTCGAACTCTTTATCATGTTCGGCAAGATACTGCTGCTTAAAACTCAACGCCGTTTGCGGTACATATTTTTCACACGGGGTCTCTTTTCCTTTGCAGGCTTGGAATGCTTTGTATACTGAATCGGTATCTTCGTGCAGGTTTCTTTGGGCCAAAAGAATTCGGAAACCCTCATCCAAAGACATCGCAATCTGGGCACCCAAATATGCGTGGACATCTTCCCCGGCGTTAATCTTATCCCCCAAAACACTCTCATGGAATAGGTTGTAGCATTTCTGGGCTAGTGTCGCAAGCTCCATACCCGAATAATCAGACGAAACCAGCACATTGCCTTGTCGGGGAATGGTACACGGACGCACTCGGGGGTCTACATTTTGCTGATTCCGGGAGGGATAACAGGCCGACGCTTTGCAACTTGACCGGCCTGTAAGAACCAACGGCGAGTAGCTTCCCCGCATAACCCCCGCAGGCACCTTAACCCCATCTACTTCACGATAAAACTTCGGGAGATAGTCCGTTACTATTTTCCGCAATGCCTTGCGTTCTGACCACAATTTCAAAAGTCGGTCCTTATCTGCAAACCGGGCAATCCATTCTTCATCTGTTTGCAGGTTAATAAAATCTGGTATTTCGTGGTGGGCCTCTATATACTCGGCAGTAAACTTTCTATCATCTGCGGTAACAGGATATCCTGTGTCCGGTAGCTTTTCTAAAGTCTTTTCCGTAGGCCACGCCTCCACAATACCTTGGCGGGCGAGGTCCCAGATATACTGTTGCAACACCTTGGTGGGCATTTTGTCGCTGGTACCCTTTTTCATCTTAGGAGGACAGTCACACCTCTGGGGTCGACCAGCTTTATATTCTGGGTGGTTTTTATGGTGGACACAAGATTCCCGGTGTTCCTTTGTACCTTTAGCGTATGGTTGCGGCGGTTGACCGGGCACCAGAAGACCGCTCTCCACAAGAGGCTCCACCAACTCAGGCTTGTTGTAGGCTTCTTCGTACTGTTTCGTAACCTCAATCACCTTATTAGGGTCCAGCCGCTCTCCCACGGCTTCCAACAGCCGCAAGCCCCATGCCACACGAGTCCGGAATGTAGATACCTTGAGGGGGTCTATACCCTCGTGTTCAACGCTGAAATGTCGGACAGCTTCCTCTTGGCGGCGAAATATCACAAGGGTGTTGACCGCATCGGCCTGCGAGTACTCGACAAACTCATCCGGCCAATCGCATACCGGTAAACCGATCACTTGCTCAAAATTATACCGAACAGAGTCTTTATCCTTTTTAATCGCAGACCGATCAATACCCAGATATTTCTTTTCCAGATCAGCCAAACTATATCCCAACTTAACATTGCGGCCCCCGGTATGTAATACGTTAAAATCGCCATTGGACGCTAAAATATGAAGCCGTTCTCGAATCATAGTATCGTGAATACGATCTTGGTCCAATGCACGAAAAACATCTGCTACGATATCGCAAGAATCACCATACATCCAGCACAACACCGAAAGGTCAAAAGCAATATTATGCCCCACAATATGCACATCAGGATTTCGCAGATGCTTAATGACAAACTCCGGCAACCCGTTCCCCCACGGTACCAAAATCCCGTGTTCTTCTCCCTCAAGATCATAGCTCATACAGATAAGTTCCGGTACCGGCCGGGCGTATGATATCGGTCGTGTTTCTACATCAATCGCAAGAATCTTCTTCGACATAGCTTCCCTTTATAGACGCGATAGGGATGTCCACTTCTATCCGCTGTCCCTATCGCTCAGATTCCCCCTAGCGGGCCGGTGAACGGGGGACGACTCTTTTACTGCTTAGCTCGGTATTCCTCGATTATGGCCTCGATTATAGCCAACGCTTCTGGACCTACCTTATCTAACAGTTCTTTACGGAGATTGTCTTTGAGAGCGTCCCAATCTGTAGGATTCGTCCCTTTAAATTGCTCAATAGCATGGACAACGGCCTTTGTTACATTAGCGTACTGATCGGCCCTTTGTTCCTCGGCTACCAGCTTTGGCCGGTATTTCTTATAAGCTGCCGTAAAGGCCCCGATAGAGCCAGCAATTATGCCCAAGGCGCCCGCAGCGGCAGGAAAGGCTACCGCAGCCCCCCCAAGACCCGTTTGGACAGCAGGGGCTAATTCTGTGGCTTTATCCAGTACGTCGGTGGTATCCTCAGATAGCCGTGTGACCTTTTCTCCCTGTGCGTTCTTGTACGTCTCGCATCCTTGCACCGACACTACGGTGGCAATTAGCCCGGTTATGATTATCGCATAGATAATCAGTACCCAATAATTCTTGAAAAACTTACTCATTACAGTACCCCTAGATACAAAAAACAAGCGACTATATCAGCAATCGCTAAAACAAAAAACCCGCCACACTTATACCACTCTCTGCAAAAAGCACAGTCAAGAGCCACCACCCCACAAAAGAGAGCTAGTATAATGCTAAGAATAGCTAATACCACCATTTTTAAAATCTCTTTCCGTGTTTATAATCTCGTCTTGCGTTATATTCGTGCTTGTCAAACAAAGCACCCGGTATATCCCAACCCATTTGAACCGCCAAATCCAAAATTCGGATTATGGCATCCGCTAATTCCACTTCTACGTTCAAATAGTCCGGGCAGTGCTCGTCCTTGCCCTCCGGGTCTGCTCGCCACTGCTCTATCGCTTCGGATACCTCAGTCATTATCAGGGCCAGTTTTTCAGTCACCAAAGCTCTTTTGGCTATCTCGGCTGTCTGAACCGGGTGCTGTTCGCAGTAAAGAAAATCATCCCAAAACCCTTTACTGTTGGCTAAATCATTGACCTCAAAAGCAATTTCGATCAAACCGTCTATTGATTCTGGCATAAGCATGTTATAGTCTCCACCGGGTTTTTGACCCGCAAAAAGAATTTTTCATCTGGTTTGAGGTGGCTCATAGTCCTCAAAAGAGCCATAGCGTCACACTGTTCATCATCTTTGTACTGGACCAACAATTTAAACAAGGGTTCTTTTGTCAGATTAGTCGGTTCGTAGTGGTAAATTTCAATCAAGTGTCGCTCCTTTCCGGGGCGGCCCAATGGCTTTGACCCTCACCCAAATCACACTCATCCTTGTCCGGAGGGTATTCGCCAAACTCTTGTTTACAATAGCCTTTAACGTCCTTGATAAAGGCTTCCCATTTATCCCGAGGACTTCTGGGGTCTTCTTCTGCAATGACATTCAGGGTATTAGAGAAGCTCGGAATCTTCCCGTCTGGGGTTGTCCCTATAAACAGGGCCTTGAATTTAGCTTTCCACTGTTCTCTGAATGCTGGCAGGCCCCTTTGCCGGTGCCAATCCACAACCCAATCTAAAAGAGGCCCGTGAAAATAGCGGTTCATAGCATAGAAATCAAACTCGGGGCGAGGCCGAACAACTAAGTGCATTTTAGTGCCCGGCCCCATGGTCCCAAGGTAAAATAACAAGTCCGCTACATTTAATCCGGCAAGGGCTGTTTCCAGAGAGTCAGTGTCGCCTACATGGAAACAGTACTTTTTCATTAGAACGGAATATCCTCAAAGTCGTCCTCATATTCCGTTTCCCCTACTTCGGGAACGTCTTCGTATTCATCGGGTACTGGCTCGGGCCTTTTAGGAAACTCCCCGGTTTCGAGATACTGCTCGAATTCTTTGGCCGCTAACCGTATCTGGCCGAGATTGATTACACCGGCCACAGCAAGGTCTTTGGCATACGACAGAGCGAACCCTCGGACATTACCTGACCGTCCACCACCGCCAGATTGACCCCCACTGGAATCGGCCTTAGGCTTGCGTCCTTGCACCTCTTTCGGTAGATCATCCCGGGAATTGAAGAAGCCCGCAAATTTGATCTCTCCGTTCTTCGTCTGGCCGGATAGAGCAAACATACTCACCGACCCTACATCATCCCTGTTCGGACGCTTCTTGCCCCGAATCAGGGCCACGATATCCTTTGATCGGAAATCCCGCAGCCCAACCAGTGTATAACTCTTTTCGACTTTGACGATCTTTGTTATCTGGGCGGGAATTGATTCCGTTTCAAGATATCCAGTATCGTTATCTTCAACATCGACCGGGATATCACTAAAAAACTTAACCATTTTAGTTACCTTTCTTTTGAACATTTTTCTTGTCGATACTTGCTTTACTTTGTCGTCTACGCTCTTGTTCTAATTTTTCCAGCATATCTGCAAAATTGTGGGTAAAAATTTCATTCGCCAACACAAAGGTGTGCAGAGCATGGCTGTATTCATCTGTGTAATCCTTAATATTTAAGGACCCCGTATTCTTGCTGAACCGCCCAATAAGCATCGCTTCAGGCTCATAACCATAGTTTCTCAAAAGACTAAAGTAAGCGGCTAATTTCACCGGCATGTCCTCGTAATACCCTGCTGCTACTTTCCAGTCGACAAGGGCCTTAACCCGCCGTTTGGGTCGCGGGAAATCCAGTCCTCTTTGGGTGCACCAACGCTTTGTTTCAAAAGCCGTGCTGTCCAGTTCACAGAACAGATCAATCGTACCCCCATACTTGGGGCTGGTCATGGCCGCCTCCACCAGAATAGGCTCCACGTTGTGTTTCTCACACCATTTTCTGGCTCTGGATAACATTGTTCTGTAGATGTGCCCATCAAGATACGGAGCATCCAAAGGTGCAGGAGTAATAATCTTTTCTTTGAAGTACGCTTCCATTGACTCATGTACGGCGGTCCCTAATGCGGCTGCTTCATCCATATACCGGGCAGCATCACCTACAGCATCATCACAAATATCTTCAATGTCAATTCCGTCAGGGTCCAGCCCGTACATTTTAACAAAGTCCATAGCACGTTTCGCAGGCCAGTCAAAAGGAATCCCATTCCTGAATATTTTAGTGATAGTTGATACACTTGGTACAGGTTTATCTTCATGCCAGTATATCCTCGGTTCTCCCATGCCGAATCTCATTTTGTACCCTCTTTTTTGGGAAGCAAATCCAGAATACTCTCTTTGCTGTTTTCCGTCGCATTAACAAAACAAGCCCACGCATCTTCGGTGCTGAGTAACCCACTTTGCCGGGCCATGTTATCCAGTATGGCGTACACCCCAAGCACAAGCAGACCCATACCATCGGAGAATTGCATCTGCCCTTGTATCTGAATTGATACACCCTGTTCATCGCACGACCTGATAACGAACCCGCCCTTAGGCAACTCAGTCGAGGAATTGTTTAAATTCTCCATATTCATGTAACTTTAGACCTTTCGTTAAAGAATAAGCTAAAATACCCGACTGCATTTCTTCAGCATTGCGGGCTTTCAAAATGTGGATACGTCTGTTTATACGGCACCTCTCACCATCTTCCAATTCACAATATCTTAATTGGACCCGTTCTAGCCAAAAAACATTTTGGACAAATTGTTGATAAGCTGCACCACCTCGCAGGTTGTTCAAATGTGGTGTTGAGTCGTCCTTTTTTGGGTGAGTTACAAATACGAGACTCACCTGATACTTATCTGCTACTTTTTTGGCTGCCAGAACAAACTGTTCGTCAGCCTCCCAAATATTCTTGCCCCTGCCCGCTGCCGTAATCGGGTCGATAGCTATCACCCTACACCCAGCCCGGCATTGGTCTTTAATCCAGTGCAACATCTCGGCTTGAGTTTGCTGTCTGGTAGGCAAAGCATACAGGTGTTTGCCGGTGTTGTCAAGGAATTTTTTATTTTTTTCCCACGCCTGTCGAACCTCGTCGGGGTGAGCACGCACCCAATCACACCGAGTGAGGTTAGAAAGCCCGGTCTGTTGGGCCAACGCCCTCAAAAGGTGGAAAGTTTTATTTTCTTCCAACGCGTACAGAGCAACCCGCTCGCCCCGCTCAAGCCAGAACGCTAGTGCTTCCGTTAACATAAAGCTCTTTGAACACCCGCCGGTCCCGCAGATAACCGTAATCGCCCCGGGCAACAAGGCTTGTGTATACCGATGTAGCAAGGGCCACGGCCATTCGACTGCTCGGATTTCCCCGGAGATCATGCCCTCGATGTATTCGCGGACTCCGGCTGCCGGTGTTTCCTTGCAGGCGTTATTGAGGACTTGCCGGATATCCTCTTTGCCGTGCCCCCGTTCCATGTAATCGACAACATCTTCTTTTTCGGCCAGTCCCAGCCCGCCCGGTTCTACCAAACTGACAGTACAGAAAGGCAATAATGCCTGTTCCGCATCCGTCGCGTAGTCCCGGCCCGGTTGGTCGTTATCAGGCCAGATCACAACCCGCTTACCGTGCAAAGGCGTCCAGTCTGTATCTTTGGCCATTGAAGACCCTAGACAGGTTGTTGCCGGAATGCCTAGCTCGTTTAGAGCATCAGCACACTTCTCACCCTCCACTAAGACCACGTTTTTAGCTTTTTCGATGGTGGGAATCGCATAAAGAGGATATGGGGGGCGGGGACACTCCCGAACAAACCCCCCATAGTACGGAGATACCATTCCGTAGGACTTCCTCCGTTTGGTGGTAGCTCCATAACGAGCCTTTACCACCAACAGATTGCCCTCACTATCGGTATATTGGTGTATAGAAACGGGGTTGTGTCCTATCGCCTCGTCCAGCGTTGGAAATACATCCCGTACTTTTTCTTCTGGTGGCTCCATGCGTAGGGTATCCGCTATATCCAGATTTTCTCTTTTGGCTATTATGTCGTAATAGTCTAACGTAAGGCGACAAGTGAAGCACCGAAACCGCCAATGACCCCCCGACTCGAAGATGCCAGCCGAGGGATTGCGGTCATTATGGAAAGGGCAGGTACACTTATAGCCATCAAAAACTGCACCTGCCTGCTCCAAAAGAGAAATCAGTGCTTCTCTATCTTCTATTTTCGAGAACATGCTTCAACGTGCTGAAGGAACTGCTGAATTATGAATTGGTCTATTCCATAAAGTGGACGAATTTCTCGATCTGCCAAGTACTGCCACCACAAACAGACTCTGGCCCTCCTAGTGAGATTGAACTGGTCAATAGCTCGTCGCAAAGCTAATTTTTCGCCTGTAAGGAAGTCAAATTTATCTGACTCAGAGCAACGGGCTATCCCAATTCGAACTGTTTTCCCTAGCCGTAGTCGGCATTCTGTATACATTACCTCTTGAGGAACCATTACAAAGGTGATTTCTATTGCATCACTGCCAGTATAAATCTGGCTCCCCTTAAAATCGTCCTTAGTGCGGACAAAATACCCGAGATTTGTGCAATCTGTTACGCGGCCAAACTCCTCGTCGGATAAGCTCGGAGTGTGCGGTGGGAATTGTACCGGCTCCTCCCATGCGATACCGCGCTCCAAAGCAATTAGGCTCCACTCAGAGAAATCCCCTCTGTGGTTACAGGTGAGCATAAACAGGTCCGCATCCCCAAGGGAACCATAAAACTTATAAATGTTACCCGGTTCGTGCATTATTTTACCTCTCAAAAAAGTTTAAAATTTCAAAATGGGCCGGTCTCTCCCGGCTGTCACGCCTGTTTTTGTACTAAGTCTGGCGTTCGACTCAGTGCCCCGGCAGGACTCGAACCTGCATACACGGGCTGGACTCAAACCAGATTATCCGATGCTCTTACCGACAGGCGTCCCTGTGCTTTAGAGCTACGAGGCATAAGACGGGGACCGGGCAAAGGAGAATGAAAATCCCGGCCCCCTTGGTTAAAGCATAAAAAAGTTATCTTTTTTCAGAAAACATCCTTGACTTCCTTTAATTGTACTGGTATAATACAAACATGTTCAAAAGTCAAGATAAAAATTTAAAAAATATTCTCGATCACATCGAAGAAGTCGCCGGTTGGAAGATACGCAAATTCCCCAAGCATGTTCAGGAAGATGCTCTGCATGAAGCGGTAGTTGCGTACCTTGAGGGAAAAGACATTGTCGAGCATCTTGTCCTTTGGCGTAGAGCGGAACGCCGATACCAAAAGAAAGTGCTGGCTTTTACGCGAGCCAGACCTTTAAAGAGGGACAAGGAACAGATCATCGACATTTCCAAGGATTACAAATAATGGGTAGGCGAAAGAAAAACAAGACCGTTAATTGGAAGAAACGTGCCGACGAGAATTGGAGTCTGGCTATCCGGTTGCTCCATCAGAAGTGTGAAATCTGCGGCAAGCCCGGCACTTTCCTTAAATCTGGATACAAAATCGGAGGTTTAAACGCCCATCATCTTATCGGCAGGAGTCACTACAAGTTCCGGCATGACCTGAACAACGGCGTTTGCCTGTGTGTTCATTGCCACCACTTCAGAAAAGACCTTAGCCCACATGCTGGGTCCATTATTGGTGTAACCAACTTCATCGAGTGGATGGCAAAGAATAAACCGGCACAGTGGGCTTGGTTTCTCCACTATAAGGACTCTCCTAAAGGTAAACCTGACCTGACCTACGAAGAAATATTTGTTTTTCTGCAATATGCTATTGACAACGGGTTCGTTCCCGACTACAATACCGATTACTAATCCTGAAAATGGTCTGTGGTAGACGTTATGGGAAAAAGCTCAAACGAGGTTGTACCTGTCAGCGGGGTACATGAGCCGGGGAAAACTGGATGGCGAAAGCTACTCCCCTCACATAATATAACTATCGAAGATATAAGGTTGGACAATAGCCATTAACCTAGGGTTATTAACTGATTGCTATATATAAGAGTATATTATTCTTTAATCTATATGCTCTAAAATATACATCCAGTAAAGAACTCGGTCTATTTATTTTTAAGGAAAACACTATGGATTCAGGTATTTCAATCACCAACGGATTAAATTTTGTAGAGTTTTTGGCCCTACTGCTTTTTATTCTGGTGGTGGCTATCTCGGTGGTAGTAGGCATAGTCTTACTTGTAATATTTCTTCCTCTGCTTCTCCTTTTGGAGGGGGTTGGCAAGATATTTCGGTTTTTCCAGAAAATGTTCTTGACTCGTTGAGCGAAAGTTGTTATTATGCCCTCAATGAAAACCTTATTGGAAAATGTCGTTACTATAGGCTGGGTAAATCAGGTGACTAAAGAACACAAACTAACACAGGACGAACGTATTAAGGCCCTAGAGCGGGATGTAGATTATCTCGAAGATAAAGTACACTGCCTTGTACACGGCCACTGGTTTGAAACTATCGGGCTTTATGGTCTGCATCAGGTTGTGGAGCAGTGTCAGACCTGCGGGAAAGAACGTAAGAGAAAGCTTAAATGGTACGAACGCAAGGCTATCCGTACTTTGGGTCTACCTTACCGTTGGAGGGAATAACTCATGCGTGAAGTGGCTCGGTGGCGGGTTCGCAGAAAGCCTAAACGAAAGGGATAATAATGTGTTTGACACGACACCACAAACAGGCTTGTTACATTAACCTCGACGATGTTCCAGAGGTATTTACGGCATATAAAGTCGTCATAGCTAGGCGTGCCCAGTTCTGGCCTATGATATGGACAACAGAAAGGCCGTTTGAAGAAGTGAACCGTACGCCCGAAGAACCGGGGTATTTTTGCTTTTTGCTCGCCGAAGACGCGTTGGCAATACAGCGACAAATAGGGTTTATAACGGCAGTGCTGATGGTCACGGTACACAAAGCGGATATTATGCTGATAGGCTGGGACACGCTAAGAGATGGCTCGCCCGTAGTTACGCTAAGCCGACTTGATCTTAATATGAAAGACTTGGGCAATAATGTCTTTCGTGATCTTAGGACAGACCGGAGCGCCCTCCCCTTGCCAGAATGCTTGGCACGGGAGCTTATGGGTCGCGTAATAGACAATCGGGAGGCATTGAGGCAAGAGTGGAAAACCACGGCAAAACTAGCTGGTTTTATTAGAGAACCAGAGCCGCCACGCCCCCTATTAGAGCAGTGCCAAGAACACCGCAAATCCACAACAGGGCATTAAGAATTAAGGGGCAGATTATAAACTTTGCGATGAATTGAACCAAAAAACACTTTTGAAATGAAATGGTACAGATAATGGCTTTTAGAGACGCTAATCCTGATGAATATACTTTTGACCGTGGGATTTTTGTCGGCCTGCGGGGGCAGACGACTATAGATTTAATGTATATGGGACATCAGGAAATGTCGCAGGCAGACCTGAGATTTGCTGCCGCTTATATCCTAAATGCTGTGTGTACCGAGAGTGAGCTACCTTGGCATGAAGAAATGGAGTTTGTAGAGGAACAAGCGAAGATGCTGGGGGATATATGAGGACCCATGCGTGGGGGACGAACAGATCGGAGAAAAAATAATGAAATTTACTGATGAAAATGGGAAAGTAAAGTCCATTGCTCTGTTGCTGACACTGATTAAGGCCCTACAGCTATTGGACGAGGTAAGCGGGATAGCGACTGATTCGGTTGAGTACAGTGATTGGCCGGAACTGCAAAAGGCCGTAGAGGAAGCGGAATTGTTTGCCAATGAGGCTCATCGAGCCATAGATGATATGTAAAAGGCTATTAGTGGCAGAGCGGGGATGCCTCTGCTTTTCTCCTGAGAGTAAGCACACTTTCCCCGCTGTTTTTTTGTAGGCGATAATCTGTGGAAGGAATCTAAGGATGAAAGCTGAGACCCCACAAGACCCAACCTCCAAAGAAGCGAATCGCCTTATTAGGAGGCAGGCTATACGAGAAGCATGCGACCGTACTGCAAATTTCGTAGAGCAAGATACAGTAAAAAGTATCTTTGATTTAATGACATACGACGAACAGAGGAGTTGTTTTATTTTGCCGATTGATCGGCTTCTTGGCGACAAAAGGATGTCTAGGGCGTACCATTTGTGGAGGGAATTTAAAGCTGGAGGCTGAGTGCAACCTGCGGACATTGTAATGGAACACGCACAATTCGATATAAGGAATATGTTATGAACGCTTTTGACGAGCTACAACTTCAACTTCAAGACAATGAACACGTCGAGGGAATAGTTTTCGGTACATTCGGCTGGAATAGTTGGTGCCACGATGCACAGATAGTGCCAACCAACAAACAAGGGATACTAATGTCACTGGACAAAGCAAAGCCGTACCTTGAGCAATTCAAATTCCGTGGGGGGTATGGTTCACCGGACACGCACGCCGTTTATATTTGGACTAATCTCTCGGTTTTCTTTGTGTCGATGTACGACGGAGCTACGGCCTTAGAACGCATACCCCGCAACCCAATGAACTGTATGCCAGAAAAATTTGGGGGTTAGACTTACGCCTGCCACCAAAATATCAAAAAAGCTAATCAAGGTTTGCGTGCTGCCAATGTGTCAAAAAGCACGTCGCGGGAGTTTTCGAGCTTTCTCCCAAATGGCGGTACAGCGGATACGGCAAGCCGCAGCGGTCTGTAAAACCGTTCCCTGACCGGTGTGTGGGTTCGACTCCCTCTGCCGCCAGAGTTCTTTTAAAAGTTGATATGCCTTTCTTATATGGGGGAAAGGGGGGATAGGCCGCACGAGACCTACCCCCCATCTTTTAATATTTAGGAAAAAAACCGGTTAATATCTCCTGTAAAGTATACTGAATATGTGTTGTCGTGATCTTGCTGTTCCAACACTTCCATTTCACATATCCCCCCGGCACCGAGACTTAGCGTGTACCAGTAGCTCGGGTATCTGATAGGGGTCAGTGTGGCCGTATAAATCGGGTCTAATGAGACACTTAAAGCAGAGCCGACCTCGTAGACAGTGTTCATACCCAGCGATTTAGCCGCTGAAATCTGCCGTTGGAGTTCGACCCCCAGAGCTTCGGGATTGCCCTTGGTCCTGACCGCAAGTTCTATACAATCCGTATCGTGTTCCAGCATGGATACCACACGAATCATCGCGGATACCCCTTTTGGTTCCTTTACTTGAGGATGCAGTTCTCGTATCAGGGCTTCCAGTGATGTTAGTCGTTGCAGAATGTCCCTGTTTGAGTCCATAATTATTCCTCTCTAGCCTGTTCTAAAACAGACATAAGTTGTTTTAATTCATCCCGGCTGAACATAAAGTCCCGCAATGTCGGGTCGAAACCCGCTATCATCGAGATTATATCCTCAGCGGCTTTCTTTAGTGTGGGTTGCAGCTTCTCGCGGCGTGCGTCCCTCATAGCTTGTTCGTTCATACTGATAATGGTTTCTAATCCAAACATAAGTGTTTCCCTTTTCAAAAAGATGTTAATAAAGCTAAATATTCTACGACTCGTCGGAGTCCGGTGTTTCGGTGTCTTTCCAGAATTCGATAATTGTTTTACTTTCTTCGACATTGTTCTGAATCATTGACTCCAAACCCGCTTTAAGGAGTTTAACCCCCTCGGCCATTGCCAACGCATCGGGGGCTATTTGGCGTATTTCCACGAAGCAGCGGTTTATCAAGACTTCGGCAATGTCGATATAGTCCATCGGGTCTAGGTCGATTCCCTCGCCCTGAACATCGAAACTATCGTCTTCGCGGTGTAATTCAATTACTAGTTTTTTCATAAACTGATATCCAATCTCTAGGGGTTGTGGAGTTTTCTCCGAAATCTACAACTACCAGTCTACCCCGCAGGCGGCCGATATTATTGCAATGCATATCGTTCAAGGGATATGATAGCATAGTACGGGCGTGTCGAACAAATGCTTGCCGTTCGCCTCTGACGATAAACTCCATGTCGGCTATTTCAGTGTAGTAACCATACCCCCGCCTTTCCGGGCAGTGGTATAAAAACGTCCTGTATCTCGTCATAAGTTCTTCAAAGTTTTGTCTAGGGAATTCCAACTCTACCATATCTCCTATTACTTGGGGGCCGAAACCCTTTTCGTAGGCTTCTTGTTGTGCGGCAAAGGCACGTTGACATGAATCTTTGTCGGCGTATAATTTGAGTCCTACCGTGTCGGAGACAGGGATGAAAAAAGCCTCAATTCCAGCTTTAATTGAATCCCGGTCTTTGTATACGGCCTGTTTGTGAATAAATGTTTTTGAGTCCCCGTTCCGTTCTAAATAATGTAGAATCATCATATCTCCTTTGATTGGTTTCTATTCTTGGCATTATTCACCGCCTTTCACGATATGCTTATGCTGACATGGTTAATCAGCCAAACTATTACCTCTATTAGCTTCCAAACCCCCAATGGAAATGAAATGCACAGTAGAATAAATCCCACCATTATAACGCTGTACAAATCATCAAACATAATCACTCACCGCCTTTCGCCAGTTCGGGGTTGTCGTGGCCATTTCCTATGACTGAAAAATACTTACAATTACCAGCCACCAACATTGCTCCGCTGCCTGTAAAACATAGGCCGCCGTTCTTGTATTCAACAAGCCTCGTGTAAGAAATACACTCGCCGTAAATGTCTTTCCCATAGTCCACGAAAACCACATCCCCCTCGTAAATCTCCCTGCCGTTCCTGTCTATCAGGCCCGTGAACTCGCCGACTGTTTCGGGGCCGACTTCATAAGCCTCAAAAACGGTATTAGGACTTGATGTGTCTAATGGCTGGCCTGAGTTCTGTACAAATCTCCTCCCGTCATATGTTTTTATAAGCGAGCCGTACCTCCATTTACCAGCCTCAATATCTTTACCCCTAAACTTTATCTCACGCATTGCGATCTCCTTTCGGCCTCCGGTGTATGTTACCTTTAGTGTCGATTTCGTCGCCCTCATAAATAAAATAAAGGGTTATTTTGTCGTATTTCTGAAAGAGTTTCTCGGCCCAACCCTTTTTCCGATAGAATTTTACGCATTCTGGAAACGTCCCGTACATAGCTGGTAATCGAAAACGACCATCATTACACAAAAGTGCACCAGTACCGTCTTGTTTAACTATTATTGCTTTGAATTGTCTTGACATGGACAGGCTCCTGTATATTGTTTAACGGTCCACAAATACAAATAAAAGTCACCGAGCCGTAACCCCCCGCCGTATGGGGTTTTGGGCACCAGATAATGTTCTGCACCGATTGAATCCACATAGGCGATCTCGGTCACAATACCATTAGTATTTACGTTGAAACGAATATTATGCTCCAAACAGTATTGACAAAAAAGCACAATATTCTTATTTATGTTGGTCATTTTTGCACCTCACGTTTCTCTACATCCCATTTAGGACCTAAAAAGTATTGATATTCGTGCACCAGATGTCTCGCTTCGCCTTTTGAGTAGACGAGAGCCAGCAATTTAGTGCGTTTCTTTTTTCTTCTTTGGCGTTTTGTTCCAATTACTTCCCACATTTTATAAGAGATTCCTTATATCAAAATGTGAATGTTCCATTACTATGTCGTAACAATCAGGACAAGCTAAGTGTCCTCGCGGGGTTATCAGCGAACACTCCACGCATATTTGCCGGTGGCACATGATACAGTAGAAGTATTTGGACACAATAGCTTCACAATAAGTGCATCGTTTACTTTGTAGGACTCGATTAGCTTTATACCCGGGAACCATGTTTCCTCCGCATAGCCATAAGTTGAGCACGTCCAGTTTTATATTCCTGCTCAATCGCTAAGTCCATAACCCCGTATTTCAGATACAGTTTACCAGCAATTTTCCAGAACTCTCTGTTGTGGACTTCTCGCCGTTTACCCGGTACTCGCGGGGTAAGTGTATCTCTTTTAGTTTGGTACTGGATAGCATGAGCCAATTCATGCAAGAGAATCCACGTTGCAAGGTCAGACCGAACGTGATGATTATTAAAGGTCAGGTGAATCATATTCGTTCCAGACCTATAAAATCCACGATAGTAGTCCTCGACTTTGTGTGTTCGCAGCTTCAAGGTTGCCAGTGTGAACCCGTGGCTCGTTTGCACCTCGTCGACTATTTGATTTATCCATTGTGGAAACATTATATCCCCCATTCTTCCAGTGCGTCCTCGTTTATTTCGCCGTTGTTCGATATGTAACCCGCTTCGATTAAGGCTGCGGCCTGTCGACCGTAACAGCCCTGCAAAGACCAAGCCTTACCATTCTCGATTAACTCGGCAAACAATTCAACCATTTCCCGCAGTTCAAGCTCGCCGTTTTCCCAAGCCATCATTTTGTCGATCATGTTTATCTCCTTTGATAAAGGTTGTTATTTCGTCTCCGTTGTGGAGAACTATACGCCTGATTGTAATCCGGCCCGCTTTCTGTAGTATTATACGCACCGGCTCGCGTGCAGGTTTAGTGTTACCAAAAAGTATTTCAAACAAATGTACGTTCATCGAGTTTCGTCCACCATAATATATAGTACTTTGTCGATATCTATTTCCAGCATATCTTCCTCGCCGGTGATCTTCTCGATATGAACATAAAGAAGACCTCGATTGACCGCTGACCGTCCGATACTCCGTACGTTGCGGATTGTTTCACCGCCGAGAAGCCTAACACACATAAACCGATGTTGTTTAGCCATTATAGGTTCCTTGCGTCCTGTCCCGGGTTATCAAGACATCTTTGTACTATTCTATCGGCGGCTCGCCTTGCTTCATCTTTGGATATATATCCCATAGATATACTTCCACTTGAGAGCCATTTTATCGCATACATAGGCCCCTCGTAAACAAGGTACTCGCGGATAATGTAATATTCTGTTTCATATTTACCCATCTTGGGCCTCGACTTTCTTGTATTCGTGCCTCTCCTTATGACCGCACAGGATACAGGTTACAATGTTAACAATGTGGGTATATCCTACCCACAACTCGCTTTGGCGCTTTCCGAGACACCCACATTTAGGACAAATCAATACCCGATAATCTTCAATCTTTACGTTCATAATGCCTCCTGTAATGAGTATTTGCGTTTATACGATTTACCAGCGATACCTTTCTTGCGTGAAATAGTCCAGATTATCGCCTGATATTCTGCCGGGGCCAAACCACGACGAGAAGCATTGTGGATAATCTGTTGCTCCAATCGTTCACGCTGCCGAGGCGTCGGTTTTTTGCCGTGTTTGAAGTATCTACAAATCCATACGTCAATTACAACAGCACGTTCGTCCCCTAGTATTGCATCGGCAAAAGCAGATACTTTTGGTCCTGAGAGCGGCTCGCCTGCCAGCACCCTGTCAACATTCTTGATATGAATTGGCAACATACCCACCCTGCTGTATTCACGACCTGCTTTATAGCTTTCATAAATCCGATGTGCCAGATTCAGATTGGGTCGTAATTGTTTGCGGGGTGATGTTGCTGCGATCAACCTAGTGACCAACACCCAATCAGGACCATATTTCTCCTGAAGATATTCTCTAGTGTTTTTGTACCAATCTTTTGCCGGGTGCATTTTATTTCTCCCCTATTGATATTAGGTAGTAATCCAAAGCCAGTTCAAGGCGATAAATAGTGTCTCCATATCTAAAATGGGCTGATAATATTCGCTGGCCTGTCATACATTTCTCGCGGAGGTAGACCCGATAGACCTCGAATTCATATTGCTGGCGGGTGATTGTTAGGTTATTGGTACCGATAGCATTGTCAAGCACCTTTTCAGGTCCACTAAGTATTGTCCAACCGTCCGCTTTGAGTGATTCTATTATTTCGTACATAATTTTTCTGCTTTCTCGAAATACCCTACTATTGTGTGGAATAAGGTCGGGTATGTATCATTTAGTGTACCACGTTTAACGGCGGCAATATGTCGCCAGCCTAACAACAATATAGTTTTATGCTCAGGATACTCGTTTTTTTCTCGGATATCGACAAAATTCCAACCCCGCTTGAGAAGATATTTAAAGACAAAATCCCTTGAGATACCCTTTTCTGTATCGCGGCCGCCGCTGATATCAGACCATTGATTAAGATGAGCTTCGATATCTTTTTTGACTTCAAGATAATCCCGGTCTTCAGCAATCGCAACGGCTCGCGTTACACAATCGCCCACGTCTTTTGTTTTGTAGTATTTACTACGCCCTCCGTCGGAATAAGTCCATTGCTCAAAACGCATGATATCCCCTTTACTGGTATTTGTCGAGTGTCTTTTTTACTATTTTTAAGGCGTCCGGTTCGTCAATCCGAGCAAAGCGACCACCCAGATCGACAACCCGCTGCATATTGTGACCGTCGAGAAACCAAATTTCTTGTATCTCCATTGATTCATTAACCGCAAACCCTAATTCACTGTTTTCGCAGAAACTCATAAATTCGAGTACTGTTATCGCTTTCGTGTATTCCACAACAACCCCCTTTTCTAGAATTCTATCCTACAGAAGCCCATAAAATGGACCATTACCGATTCTTGCTGGAGTTCACTCTTTAAATGGTCGGCAAAAGCCCGTACAGCATGATCTTGATTCTGGGCACAGAATATCTCAATTACCAGTGAGTATTCCGTATCACCTTTCCAGATACCTATTGTCTCGTATATCGTAGCTCCGTCGAATCCGTACCGATCAAGAGCATTTACGACAATACCCATATCTTTATTTTCAGTATAAACTTTGTAACCAAACATCATTAATCTCCTTTTCCATATCCGATGCACTCAAGCTCACCGTTGTGCTTTGTGTGGATATAATAGAAAGTATCAGTTATTTGCTCTGCAACGATTGCGGCTTCGATCATGTCTTCAGCGAATATTTCAGCCTCGGCAATCTTGCCCGTATTATCTGTAATTACTACTTTGAATGTCATTTTTAATCTCCTTTAGTACTCTAGGTGTTATCTTTAACCATAACTCATACGGTCAAAAGGCTATTATAGGGGGGACGAAAATTAAAAATAAAACAATAATTTCATGTCCAGAATACATCTGGCCCGATTCAATACAGGATAAACCATGCAAGAAATAGATTTAGATAAAGTCATATTTAAAGACATCAAGAGCAATAAGCAGAAAATGTTCATCCAGTATTACTGCAATCCAGAGTCTTCAACATACGACAATGGCACACAATCCTATAAAAGAAGCTATACAAGCAATGATGATAATGTTTGTGCAGTAGAGGCACATCGGTTACTAAGCAATCCTAAGATTCAGGATGCTATAAGTTGTTATAGGGCTTATATCCATGAACAGAACGCATTTGAGCTTGATTGGCTTGATAATAACTTGAGAAATCTTTATTACAGAGCTATAGAGTCTGAAGATATCAATGCTCAGCACCGTATTTTAAGGACAATAGGCGATAGAATAGGTGCATTCTCCGATGTTAAGCCTGCTGAGGGTAAAATGATACCTATGACGGAAGAGCAGATGAAGATAGCTACGCGGGTAATGCAGGATATTATGGCTGAGTCCAATAGGAACAAGATAAAAAAGGTAGATTAGTACCGGCCATAACTATCTGCTTTTTCGGGTAAATACAAAATGAACACAGATTTATACGAACATACACTAGAGACATACAGGCCAATACCTTGTTCAGTATATTCCGTGTTCATTGTACAATATCATTGGGTATCAAGAGTTATATAGATGTATAATATCCAGAATTGCCCCCTTCCCTATTTATGTACTCTATATTACTAATGAGGTAATGTATGTTTAATATCCAGAATCGCTTTGGCTTATGGGGAGAAAGAAGTAATTTAGTAAAAGTAGACCCCCACCCTCGGGAACGCCCCCCTCATGGGTCTTGTAGGGACCCCCGTCAAATAAAAATTTTCAATTTTATAGATTAAGTGGACCCCCCGCGTCGGTTATTATGTTTGATATCTTCTGCCACAAGATTTACTTCAAGATAAAAGGGAATCAGTTCGACATCACCCTTGCTGATCTGGTCGACCACATTGTTCGTGGAATCGCTTCGTCAGGCTTTACTGAGGGCACGAACGTCAATGACCCGGACCTACGGGTACCCCCTGACCCTAAAACGTCTCAGAATGGAAATATGGGGGCAGGCATGGAGGCCGAGTTTAAAAGAGAGGTATATCGTCTAGCCAAGGATTATTATGAAAGAATGCACAAAGAAACACCTTGAGGCCAAGATCGTGTCCTACCAACAGGCTATTAGGGAAAGATTTGACCAAATTGCCTACTTAAAGGGGCTTATCGCCCAAATCGAAAAACAAATGGAGCAAGACCATGATAAGTAACTTCAAGACGCTAAATGGTACTGAATGCCTCTACTGGAATGGGGGTGTGTTCATGTTGACTCCACACGGCTGCTGTTCATTCTGTGCAACAAAAGTCCAACGGCATGATGTGATCGCGGGTACGCGGCGTGTCGAACTGGACATATACGATACCAAAACAGGCTACGGGGCGGTAGTTCTCGAACTATACCCCTCTACTTTTGATGATCTCGAAATCCTGCACCGGTGGTTCTTTGGGTCCCATGCTTGTGATTGTGAACGCGGAAAGAGACTTTACCCCGATGAAGACGGTTTTGACTGCAACAAATACGGCGAGAGAAATCGGTTTATTTTGAGGAAATTGACTATTAACAGTAACCTTGAGGTGTGTTTTAGGACCTATGTTTAAACTTAGAAAACTGCTTCGAAATATCCGGAATATCTTCACCCACGAGCTAGAACGAGAATTATCGGATTTGGCTATTGATTATTTCCGTATAGCTGATGAACTAGAAGAAGAAAAAGAAAATCTCCTACTCCGAATTGATTCTGATTCCCCAATCCGATCTCGTGAAAGGTACTCCTAATGGGAACATGGACAGTAGAAATAACCATTTTTGATGAGGCAACCCAGACTGCTAACGTCCGGGCTGTCCGGGTAGACAGTGCTACGGACGAAAAGTTTGTCTATGAGTGTCGAGCTATTATCTCTACCCCTGAACAGCGTAGTGCTCTCTTGCAACGCATCAAAGACAAATTCATTGAAGACGAAGCCCGGCAGGGGAGGATTGAAAATATTCTCGCAGGTCTGGCTGATACCGCAACAAACGCACTAAATAATTGGGAGGCCACCAATGGCTAATACTGGATATACTTGGGGGTCTTGGGCCTTTGTTCAAAAAGGGGCGGGAAACTGGTCCGCTGACGACTTGGCTGATGCGGCTACCGAAACGGGGGATGCTACCTCGATAGACGGTAAAGCGGCTGCTCTAGTCTCGGTTACGGCTGTGGAAGACAATACCGGTGCTATAGACGGTGAGGTGACGGTTTATATCCTTGGGGACATAGACGGCACTAATTATGAAGAAACCACCATAGGCAACCCCTATAAGGTTACTTTCACCCCCGTACAGAACGATACCGTCCGAGTTATCATTCCTGTCGACCCTAGAGTTTATAAGAACTTCAAGGTAGCTATCGAGAATCAGGGGGGCCAGACCCTCGCAATGTCCGTCAGACTCATCACCGCAGATATCCCGGCAGCTTCATAATGATTGAACTTCTAACCAAACCACATCTTGGTTTTCTCCAATCCAACGACTGGAAACAACACCCCGTCTTTCACGGGCTGATCGGTTGCTGGCCTATGGTCGAGGGCGGTGGGAATCGCCTTACCGATATTTCAGGCTACATGAACCACGGCACAATCAATGGTGCAACATGGGTCGGGACTCCTTGGGGTCCGGGCCTTTCTTTTGACGGGTCTGATGATTATGTAAACTGCGGGGCTATGCACGCTTGGGGCGTGGCGAACACAAAAACCTCCGACCCCCCACCTCAATTTACCGGACACTTGGGGTTTTCGGTAGTAGCGTGGTGTCGAACCAGTTCAAGTTCCCGGCAGGCAATTCTGGCCTCAGACTGCTTGGGGTTTAGTGACGAACCCGAAATCGGGCTTCTCTTAAACCATACCTCTACCGGCTGGGGTGAATCGACAGGGAACCATTGGGGCGGGTCGATTCTTTACACCAACAAGGACCGGGTAGCTACAGTTTCCAGTAATTCCACCCCCTATAACGGGGAATGGCACATGATAGGTTGTGCGAACGCGGGGGAGCGGAATGACCTACTGGCCTTTTATCTCGACGGAGAGGATGTAACAGCAGCCACCACGACCGATACTTATGGGTATGGGGAATGGGAAATTCAATCCTATGTAGCAATTGGGGCCACTTCTGACACCGCCGGGGGTACTCCGACCTACTTCTTCAACGGACAAATGACCCTCGTGATGATGTGGAATCGAGCCATTACCGCCGATGAGGCCGCAATGTTATACAGGTTGGGACCGGGTGGAATTTTCCGAAATGAGTTCAACCCGGGCTATTATGGGGCGATAAATCTCGGAACCCCTGACTTTAATCCCGCATGGACTATTAACTGTAATCAGGTACTATAATGCTTAAAAAGAACACCACAGGACAATTTTTATACTTTGGACTGGTCAGTACGGTTGATGGGTCCGCAGTTACCGGAGCTTCGCCCTCTGGTTATGTGTCTCTCGACGGAGCCGCTCAGGGGGCAGTCGGGGGAAGTATTACCGAAGTCGGTAACGGTCAATATAAGCTGGCCTGCAATGCTGGCGACCTCAATGGGGACGAATGTGGTTTCCTTTTCACCGCCGCCGGAGCGGTACCAGTCAGTCTCACAGTTACTACGGAAACGAAGAAAATGGCCGATCTCAATGATCTGGCTGCTGGGGCATTGATGGGCTTAGCCAATGACGCTATTACCGCCGCCAAATTCGATGAGAGTACAGCATTCCCCCTTAAATCCGCTGATACCGGGGCTACACAGATCGCTCGTACGGGTGCTGATGGAGATACTTTGGAGTCTCTCTCTGACCAGATCGACGGACTCCCCACCGATGCTGACGTAAATGCTGCTTGTGACACGGCTTTGGCCGATATTCACCTTGACCATCTTCTGGGCACTGCTTACGCTGGTGAGGGAACTGCCGGGTCCATTCTCAAAGACCTCTTGGAAGATGATGGAGGTACCTATCGGTTCACGTCTAACGCCCTTGAACAAGGTCCTGCGGCTACTGCTGACGCGACCGAAGCTAACCAGACGACAATTATTAACCACCTTACGGACATTAAAGGAACTGGTTTTGTTAAAGATACGGACTCAATGGTGGATTTGGCCCATATTGGTGCAGACGGAGACACCCTCGAAACCCTTTCGGACCAACTGGATGCCATCCCCGATGCCGCCGCAATCAACGCCGAAGTGGACACGGCCCTTGCCGACATACACCTTGACCACCTCTTGGCAGCAGACTATGACCCAAGTTCCAAACCCGGAGTGGCAACAGCTTTACTGAATGAAATTATAGAGAACGATGGTGGAGTTTCTCGATTCACCGCTAACGCTCTGGAACAGGCACCCGGGGCAACAGGTGATGCTTCGGAGGCGAATCAGACTACCATCATCAATCATCTTACGGATATCAAGGGTACCGGGTTCGTTAAAGATACCGATTCGTTGGTGGACCTCGCACACATTGGGGCTGACTCGGATACCCTTGAAACTTTAAGCGATCAGTTGGATGCTATGGACACCAAGATCGACACCATTGACGGTATTGTAGATGATATCCTTACAGATACTGGAACTACGCTTGATGGTAAGATCGACACTGCCGACGCGGTTGCGGACTCTATTCTGGCTATCCTCCAAGGCGACCACGAGATCAACACTGCCACCTCTCCTTGGAGGCAACTTATCAAGGACAAGACAACCAGTTCTACGCTGGTGGAAAAGGAAATGTTTGAGGAAGATGGGTCTACGGGTGTAACGGCTACGACTCAAGTTGTGGGTGCTCTCAAGGAGCCGAGTGCTTAATCCTCATTGGAACGGAAATAACTATGTTTGGAAGTATGTTTACAAATTTTGGGGCCGCCGGTGACTTCCCTGACCGAAGCAACGTACTCGTGGACGATACGGTAAACGGCCTTGCTGGGCTGTTCCAAAACATCGCAGAGGGGTACGTCAAAGCCGGGGAACAGTGGGGCAATGGTGGTACGGAATTTACCGGCACGGCTGAACTATCCGGGCAGACTTTATTCTTTTTGAATCGGCGTTAATGGAACTGACCCAAGAACAACTATGTGCCGCTTCTGCTGCTGCATGGGCACACTACACCAGTTTGAATCTTGATGGGCACAAATTCGAGCTTGAAACTAGGGCATACCAGCAGGAGCTACTCTCGTTCTACACAATGGACGGAAAAACCAAATACAATGAGGTAATCCAGACAGGTTCTCAGGTAGGTAAAACAATGGGTAAGGTTATTGAGGCTACTCATGGGGCCATTTATAACCGATACCCACAGGGGATTATTTTCTACTTCCCACAGAGGACTGGTGTAGATGTATTCTCTGCTGGGCGATTCCAGTACTTCATCGACGATAACCCCCAGATTAAACAGTATCTCGGTAAGACCAACCGAAACGACTGTAGACGACTCGGCAAGGTCAATATTTACTTCTTCGGGGCCGGGGCAGGTTTGAGAGTAGGCGGTGAAGCCAAGGACTCGTCCAGTGCCCGATCTACCCCTGCCGACTGGATTATCCTTGACGAGCGAGCTATCTTTGACGAAGCTATGGCTTCCCAGCTTAACCAGCGTCTAGGTAACTCCAAGATCGCCAGACGTACCGATGTTGGTACACCCAAGATTCCCGGGGATGGGCTGGATACCATCTACCAAGCCTCCGATCAACGGAACTGGCATATCAAATGTGAGCATTGCGGGAAATACACCTGTGCTGAACTGGAATTCCTCAATGATGCTGAAAAAGCTATCCAAGTAGACAAGGACGGAGTAGGCCATCTTGTTTGTAAACATTGTAGACGTTTTATCGTTCCTTATTCCCCCGGTTCTTTGTGGGTACCCGCATATCCTGATCGACCTGTTATTGGTTATTGGGTATCTCAAATGCTTAACCCGAACCGGAATCTCGAACTTCTTCTAAGACAGTGGCATGACCCCGAGGGCCATCAATGGACCCTTGAGGAATTCTACCGTACTGTACTCGGGATGCCCTATATTTCGGCAGAGAATAAGCTGAGTATGCAGGACGTTTATGTCTGTTGTGGGATGCACCCACAGGCGGGACACTCCAAACCTCCGACAGTCATGGGCGTGGACGTTGGTAAAGTCCTCCACTATGTTATTGGCATCAAGGTAGCCAATGACAACTACGAAATCCTCAAAGTAGGCCGTGCTGAAAACCAGTATGAACTCCACGATGTCGCAGAACGGATGAATGTCCGCTTCGCTGTTATTGACCATGACCCGGAAATCCACATGGTCGAGGAATTCCAGAAAGTGGAGCCGTATGGTATCTTTTTGAATCGCTACTCCGACCACATGAGAAGTCCGGCTGTTTGGAACGACAAAGGTACTGTCCAATCCCCCCGGACAAAATGGTGCGATAAAACCCACGATGCTATTAGTGAGAGGCAGATAAGTCTTCCTAGGCGGTGTCCAGAGATTGATGAGTACGCTTACGAAATGACCAACACAGTCAAGATTTTTGAGAAAGACGAAAAAACCGGACTAGGGAAGTTCAGATACCGCCAGTTGGCAAACAAACCGGACCACTACTTCCATGCCACTCTGTATTTTCTACTAGCTTGTACTAGAACCGCTCCGGTCCGTCGGGACTCAATGGTTAATTCTTGTCCACAACCGAAAAACGAATTCTATCTATAGGAGTTAAAATGGGTTATTATGCTTTTGGTGCCCACGACGAGCTAGTCGATGGCAGCACCCTTGAAGTCAGCAATGAAACAGTGCGAGTCAAAGACTCGGGTATTACCCCGGCTAAACTTCGCCAAGATGTACGGAATGTCGAATCAACCGATACCGGAGCTTCGGGTACCTATTACCCGAACTGCATGGTGGGCTGTACCGTCAATACAAAGACGATGGCTGATACCGACAATGACGATGTTGCTCTTGGTCAGGTCTGCGTTGCCTCTGGGAACACGGTCGAGGGTGTTATTGGCGATATTGCCTCAGCCACCGTGGGTCGAAAGACCTGTATCGTCAACCGTTCCGGCGGTACCTTGCTCTGTACGGTAACGGACGAATCCAACACCAAGATCAACGAACTTGGCAAACGGCTATCAATCGCTGACCGAGGTTATTGCGTTCTGATGGAAGCGGCCAACGACAAATTTACAGTCATTGAAGCCGCTGGCGTAAGTCTCGTAGCCTATGCCGCGTAAGGAGTAGAGTATGTCTAGTTTATTTGGCGGTGGGTCGTCGAAACCTAAACCGCCCAAACCGGCCCCTGAACCACAGCGGCCCAAAGAGGAATCTCGTCGAATTGTGGAGGGAGCCGATAAAGCCCGACAAGACGAGGTACGCAAGCGTATCCCCCCGGGCCGAAAAGCTACCTTGTTCGCTGGACTGGAAAAAGCTCTTAAAGATCGACTAGGGCAATAATGTTTGTACGCGAAAGACGAAAACCCGTAGACGAGTTGCTGGCTCGGCATACTGATGCTATGACTCAAAAAGCACAGTATTCCCCGGTATTGCAGGAAATTGGCAAGTACATCATGCCTGCCGCTCAGGATATTGTCAGCACATATCCCACCTCCCAAGGGCAGGTTAGGACCGTCAATACCTACACTTCCATGCCCGCGATGGCTTGCTACCGCATGGGGGCGGGTGTCTTCGCGTATCTTATGCCTGTAGGTCAACACTGGTTTATTGCTCGGGCCGATGATGAAGAACTCAACGAACGCACCGATATCAAACGATGGCTTGGAGAATACCGTGTTCAGGTCCACCAAGCCCTCTGGGACAGTAACTTCCAGCGGGAAATGTTTGCCTGCATTCGGACCCTTTGTGCTTTTGGTACCGCGTGCCTGTCTGTTATGTGGGATGGTGGGTTGGTATTTGAAAACCACCACATGCGGGATATTGCGTTTGAAGTAAACCACCGGGGTGAAATTGACACCGTATTCAAGACCAAATGGATGAACGTCCGGCAGGCCGAGCAGATGTTTGGCGAGGGCAAAGCTCTGGGCAAATCCATAGACGAAGAACGCCAAAATAACCCATACTCCAATAAGCAATTCGAATTCATCCACTGCGTCTACCCCAATTCCAAACATGACCGATTCAAGGTAGGGTCATTCCCCTTTGTCTCCGCATGGGTCAATAAATCCGACCGTAAGGTCGTTAAAGTCGGTGGTTACTACGAGCAGCCTTATATTGTTGTTCGTTTCTTTACTGTACCGGGTGAGATTTATGGCCGTTCTCCCTCGCACGATCTTCTTCCTGAAATTAAAATGTACGACCGGATGCGGAGGACGTTCATCGAAAGTGCAGAGAGAGCACAGAATCCTCCGTGGTGGCTTACCTCCGAAAGTGTTATGGGTCAGCCTATCACTTCGCCCGGAGCACTTATTTATGGACACCCGGGGTCCCAGCCGCCACAGCCAATCATCACCGGGGTTAATGCCCAGCTTAATGACGCGTCACTGGCTCAGGTAGAAGACATTATTCAAAGGGGTTACTTTAATGACCTCTTTGATGTTCTTGCCCAATACCGAAACATGACCGCCACCGAAGTAACTGCCCGTATCGAGGAAAAAATGGTTCTTCTTTCTCCTGCTATCAACGGGCAGAAAGGCGAACTGACAGACCCAGTTATCGCCCGATCTGGGAACCTCTTGATGCGGCACGGCTATTTACGGGCAAAACCTAAAAATCTCAAAACCAACATAATCTACACAGGTCGTCTAGCTATCGCAATGGGCATTATGCAATCTAATGCTCTGGGTATTGTGATGAGTAAATGGGCACCTTATCAGCAGGTCCACCCGGTCTATGACAATGTGGACTTGGATAGAGCGTTTAGGGAAGACCTCCGGGCACATGGAGTGTCTGAAAAGGTCTTCATGGATGAAGATAGACGTGACCAGAACAGGCAGGTCCGTGAACAGATGCAGATGGCCCAGCCGGGTGCCGAGATCATGGAAAAGGCAGCGGTGGCTTTCAAAAATGTTCAGGATGCCGGTGGTATGGAACAACTTGAGGGACTCGTGTAATGCACCCAGACGATCAGAGAAAGACCGAAGAACTAACCAGAAAAATTCAAGAGGAAAACGAGAAACTTGCTCTGGCCTATGGAGAGATATTCCGTTCAGAGGCAGGGAAGCTAGTACTGAAAGATTTGCGATCACGGTGTAACGTGGACAACTGTAGCGTACGACAACCCAATAATCCTGACCCAAATTCTGTATTATTTGAGGAAGGAAAGCGGGCCGTATGGAACCACATAATGCTATTTTTGAGGCACGATAATGAACGGCGAAAATCCAGAAACTAATGTAGGCAACGAACCCACTCCGCAAAATCCGTCGACGGGGGAAAGCCAAGGTACCGAGGTAAGTTGGATAAATCCTGACGGTACCTTTGGCGACCTCTCACAAGCCCCGGAAGATGTGCGAAGCTTTATCGAAACCAAGGGCTACAAGGCTATTGACGGGATGATTAAGTCCCAAAAAGAGCTTGAAAGTTTTGTGGGTCAGAGAGATCAGCTTATCACAATCCCGGACGAGAACGACACAGAGGGCTGGAATGAAGTCCATACTAAGCTGGGTCGTCCGGCAAAACCCGAGGACTACAAGTTTGAACCCTCTGAAGAAGAAAAAAATCTGGTAAATGAAAATCTGTTGGGGCTATTTAAGGAGTACGCCCATCAACAAGGTATGAACCAGAAAGCCTTTGAAAACACCGTGCGGTTCCAGCTTGACGCGACTAAGGCCGAGATGCAGGCTTATGCTGAGGAACAAAATAACGCACAAAAGGCTATTAGGGAGAGATTTAATACGGAAGATGAATACAACCAGTTCACCCAGAAAGCTCTGGGGTTTGCTGAGGGCTTCAAGCTCGATGATGGAAAAAGCGTCGCAGACGTTATCGAGAATTATGGCCTAGCACATGACCCGGTGGTTCTGGATATGCTGGGGCAACTTGCTGATCGAGTAGCTGAGGACCCCCTCCCAACAGGTGAGACAAGGGTACCCCAATCCCAGCCGGATAAGCTTAAAGCGATCAAAGAGAACCCGGCATTTACGAACGCGGCCCATCCTGACCATGAAAAGGTCATGCAGGAATATTGGGGGTTGTTTCTACATAAAGAGGGATAAGCCAAGGCCCCCTCAAGCTGTAGCCCGGCTTTAAGGGTAAGAGGCCCGAAAGGACAACCTCGTAGTAGATGTTAAAACAAAAAACTGATTTTATGGAGTTAAAAAATGGGCACTTTTTACGGTAATACCAACGATACCCGTGGGTATACCGAGGCATTCATCAATGCTTACACTCCGGGCTACGAGCACGTTCTTCAGGAAATGGACGACGTGTACGGTGGAAAAACCCGGGTGGACTCCATCATGGGTGAGCACAAAGCTTATGATTTCCTTGGCACGATTGACCTGAAGAAAAAGGTTTCTCGGTTTGAGGACATCCCCATTGATGATATGGTCCACAACCGTAGGTGGATGTTCCCCGAATGGTACCGCAAGGGTATCTTCGTGGATAAAGAAGATGATATCCTCATGCACGCCGACCCCGCGGGTGACTACATCAAGGCTCTGGCTAATGGTGTTGTACGTCTAAAGAATGACGTTGTTCATAACGCTTTCTTCGCTGACGTTAAAGGCGGCAAAAACCCGGGTGATGATACTTACTCGTTCAACGCAGACACTTTCAGTTCAGCTTCTGAGGGTGGTAGGGTAATCCCTCACGACTGTGCGGATGAAGATTTCGCCAAGGGTGGCACTTCTAGTGGTCTGACCCTGAACAAACTTCAGATGGCTACACGAGCCTTTGGAGAACTCAAGGTCAACCTGAATGGTCCGCGTTATATCGCTTGTACCCACAAGCACATTAACGACCTTATCTTCGAGGCTAAAACCCAGTCTCTGGATACGAGTCCGCTTCAATCTCTCGCTCTCGGTAATATCCGTCAGTGGGGTGGCTGGACGTTTATAATTGACTACAATATCACCAAGGGTACGAATAACGACCTCGACAGTGATACCAGCGTCTATAAACTTCCGGTGTGGGTACCGCAGGGTATGTTGTTTGCACAGCACAACGTCCCGCAGTTCTCGATTGACCGTATCCCCCGCAAGGGTCTGTACGTCTTTCAGATTGCGGCTCAGTGCGGTATGAACGCTATCCGCATGGACGAAGACCGCGTACTGCAAATCGAAACTATCTAATCGGAGGCTCCTATGGCTGCTAGTACAACGCTAAAGGGCAACTTTACCACCAAGATTTATAACATCTTGGCCGGTACTGCGGGTGCCGCTGATTTCCCGAATGCCAGTGAGTTTTATGGTACGAAGCTTCGGAGTATGACTGATTACTTCGAAAGTACCACGGCTTACGACGCAGGCTCGGAAATCAAAATGGGTTATGTGCCCAAGGGTGCCCATATTGTTGGTTTCGTAGTCGCGAATGAGGCCGTGGGTGCGGCTGTCACTGCGGATATCAAGGTTGGAAGTACCGCTGCTACGGCTGCGGAGGCTTGGACGGATATGACTTCTGCTAACCAGCAGTTCATACCGGCTGTCGAAGCTGTCCGTAATGCGGCTCTGACTGCGGATTCGTATGTAACGGTTGTCACCGCTGCTGCAACTCTGGCTGCGAACAAACGTATCAGGGTAACTACTCTGTACGAAATCGAAGACTAAGGTAAGGGGGCGATGCAGTCTGTGACGGTCGCCCCTTATTTTACTTTAGGCCCGGAAACTAAAATACAGTTTTTTATATTTTACTTTTATGGCTTTATCTACAGTCGAACAGGTATATCAAGAAGCAGTGGACCTCATTGGCGAGCACCAGCTTACCGACACCAGCCCAACTGGACAGAAACCTTATTCGACTTGTGCCATCCACTATCCTAGAGCACGGGATGAAATCATTCGGGGTTATGCTTGGAATGAAGCAACCGAACTGGCCCTGTGTCTTCAGGATTCCACCACACCGGCCCACACATGGACCTATCGCTTTCTTAAACCCAGCGATTGTCTACGCATAATTACTACTTCTCGCCCTAAACAAAAGTGGCGTGTTATTGGCAATTACATCTACACCGACTATAAGTATACCCCCGGTTCATACACTGTGGGTACATCGTATACGGCAGGTCAGTATCTTTCATACAGCAGCGTCACCTACCAAGTCACGGCGGCCTTTACAGCTACTTCTTGGGCTGCTGACGCATCTAAATGTACTTCCAAGGGCGGGGATTATGGCTACATCGAAGTCGAGTACGCCAAACAACTAAGCGACCCCACCACATGGTCTGCCCAGCTTCGGCAAGCTATCGTTCTCAACCTTGCCACCAAAATCGTTATCCCGATCACCAGCGACTACCAGCGGCGAACGTCTCTATTGGAAGAACTTTGGAAGATGGTTCTGCCCCATGCGTTTGCTTTGGATGCTATTGAGGGGAAACCCAAACAATTTTTCTATTCTGATTTTATTGATTCACGCGGAGAAGCATAATGGTAACTGAAACTGTTCGCATGGGTTGGTCCGACCCCAGAGGGGCCATAGCTACGGATGATACTCTAGTATCGGCTGCTGTCGGTACCATGAAATTTGCCAACGTACCGGCTCACGCGTACAAACCGGATACTCGACAGAATGCCCTTGAAGTCGCATTTACTATGGACGCTGACGGGTCCGCCTGCGTTGCCTATCTTTTCGCGGCCCGGGAGAACGGGGATATTGTACTGGTATGGACTGGTACTTTGACAGCCGGAACCCAGCAGGCCACTGATGGCGGGACTTGGGTAGACACTTTCGGTTCTACCACCGATAACTGGATTACCACGATCAAGGAAGTGGATGCCGGAGGAAACAACCGCATGGCCCGACTCGTGCTCGATACCTGCGGCTACAAATACTTCTTCTGTCAGTATACCGGACTGTCCAGCGAAACCGTAAAGGCATTCTTCTCAGGATTCTAATGGCTGCCAAGAAATTTATTCAAACGTCATTCAACGCCGGTGAATTGTCGGAGACAATGGCCGGTCGTGTTGATTTTCAGAAATACTTTAACGGTGTCGCTGAAATGGTCAACATGATTCCTCTTAAACAGGGGGGTGCCACCAAACGCCCCGGTCTGGAATTTGTGGCCGAGACAAAGGGTAAGGCAAAGCTCCTGCCCTTTGAATTTTCTGTAGAAGACACCGTAGTTCTGGAAATGGGCGAGTACTATCTCCGTTTTTACACGGAGGCAGGGCCGGTACAAGTAGATAACCCGACACCGGATACCAATTTTGTTCAGCTAGGGACCTACAAATGGTATGAGTCTTCTTCTGGTTATGATGAATATTACGCCGCCACACCCAGCGGTACTGACCCGTCTATCACCAAACCGGACAAACTGTTCGAACGGTCTATCCGCATGACCGAGGGGACTCTTGGCTCTCTTGCACGGGGCGAATGGGCTTATGGGGATAATGACTCTCTAGGCTTCAACACAATATATGTACGACTTACTCTGAGGGCGTAATGGCTAATTCCTTAACCCGGAATAACATCACTTGGGTATTTGATAAGGAGATCACCCTCTCAGGGGCAGGTGGTACTTATCAGTACGGGCAATATTGTACCGGCGATTACTGGATTGTAGGACCAGTAACAATCACCAGTATACCCGGAGTCAACGGGGCAGAGATTAACCCAATAGCTGATGGAATACATCAGGGATTAGCAGCATCCGGGGCGGCTCAGTATTCCAGTTCTCGCGATGTGACTACGAGCATTCCGCTGACGATTCAGCCCGGGTCTTCTCTCATTACAGCAGCAGGTACTGGAAATTGCGGAACTTATGAGGGGGACCGTTGTGATATTACTTACTGTTCAGTTTTGACGGTGGTAACTTCGCCTCCCCCAACAGGCAGTTTCCGTCCCGGCTATGCTGGGTCTAATAAAACCATAATGGGGAATGAAAGCGATATCCGTTATGACCGCCTAGGCCGCGTTAATATTATCACTGGCGGCGAATCTATAACAGGACATGCTAACCGCTGGCGACATTGTAAACCCTCTCACCAAGGGGAGCACTACTACCCGGATACCACACCTTGTGGACATGATTTTGATTGTTATGGCACTGTTCTCGCTAGTCAGCTTGGCGAGGCTGTCCTTACGGCAAACTGCAACTACACACAGGCTGAAAAACGTGATCTGGTCGTAGGGCTGGTTCAGCACGGCATAGATGTCTACAGCGTAATCCAAGCCCGAACTCCCGGGTCCGCCTGTTGGAATCCCAATGGCGGCCATATATATTTTTCGGGCTTGGCGGCCATGTTTGCAGGGGCACTCTTAGACAATGCCGATATTCTTGGTGTATTTCAAAAAACAGGGGTCTATCTTTATACAGGTGCCTACGGAGCGGGAAATCCCCCACCGGATTATTGGGGTTGTATAAACAATCAGGTCTTTTACGTCAAACAAGAAGATATTGACCGAGGTGTAGGATATACAGAAACCCACCGGGGTATGCCGGAATGGGGTATTAACCACTCCAAAGCTCCGGCTGGACGCAACCCGGATACCCCCTCATGGACGGCTCCCTACCGCCAGAATTCCAGTGCTTCTGGTTGGGGTGCTGGCATACTGGCTATGCACATTATGTCCGGCCAAGGATTCAATGTCCGTAGCCTCTGGAATAACTATGCCGTATTCGATTACCAAGATCGGTTTGTTGCTATAGAGGGTCCGAGTAACGACTTCTTTCGCCACCGAAACGCCTCTTGGGTACGATCTATGTGGAACACTTATCGCTCCGCATACCCCCCGGTATGGCCTGCATCTGGGTCCACAGATACTACCCCACCTCTAGCTCCGTCGAGTCTGATATCTCCGCAACAATCGGACACAACAATCTCCCTTAGCTGGACTGCGGCAGGTCAGGCTGCTGACGGTGATTACCCGGTTGGCTATCGAATCTATCGAGACTCTGTGTTGATTGATTCTGTCACGGGCACAACCTATACTGATTCCGGTCTTACTGCCTCCACATCGTACGACTATGAAATCTATTCTTACGATGATGCCAACCTTGAATCTTCCTCGGCAGCTACGGGTACGTTCTCCACAGAAGCATCTGCCCCTGCCGTAACAGCCGTATACATCAATGGTGCTGGTAGCGACTCCAATGACGGTTCTTCTTGGACACAGGCACTCCGTAATCTTCCGGCTACTCTAGTCCGGGGTACTACCTACTACATTGGGTCGGGTGTATTTAGTTCTTATAATTTCAATGATGCCGCCGGAGCCGAATGGATTAACATTAAAAAAGCTACCCTCACCAGCCACGGAACCGAAACCGGTTGGAATACCGCATACGCTTCCCGGGCACAGTTTGGTAACTTGACATTTACCAGCACCTCCAATATCCTTATCGACGGTATGGACAGAAACCTGCTTATTCAGCATGTCTCGGGAACTACCAAGCTGATAAGCTTCTCGGGTACCAGTTCTTATATCACAGTCCAGAATTGTGAACTCAACGGCATGAATGGCGGTACTTCAGTGATGTCTGATGCCCTCGTGTATACCGCAGGTGGCGTGGGAACTTATGTCTCATTCCTAAACAACTACATGCACGACTTTGGGGATGATGGTCTTTATATCGGGGAGAATTGCCATCACTGGTACGTCCGCTTCAATGAAATAGCCTACGGCCACGCCATTGGTGGTGCCCACACCGACTGTTTCGAATTGCGTAACTGTGACGATATTGAAATCGTTGCTAACTATATCCACCACTGGAAAA